ACAGTACACACTACCGGAGGGTGGCGCTCACCCGCTCCATGAGCTCGTCCGTACGCCCGGAACGCACCTTCATGTACACGTCGAGGATGGTGGAAACATCATCCTGCCCCAGCAGCGCGCCTATCTCCTTCAGGTGCGCGCCCTGCTCCGCCAAGCGGGTAATCAGCCAGTTCCTCCCGGTGTGAGGGTTGATACCCGCGTCGACGCCGGCCCGCCGCTTCACCCGGTTCAAGATACTGCGGTAGCTGGTGTCCATCACCATCTGCCCCGTCGCGGTGCGGGTGAGCAGCACCATTTTGCGCGTCCCACGGTCAGTCTCTACCAACGTGGCCAACCCGTCATGCGCCCATAGGTGAGCGAGGAACAGCGGGGCGTCCGCGTCCATGATGGGTATCGTGCGCCTCCCCGCGGACGTCTTGGGGGTGGACATGACCACCATCCGGGTTTTCCCGTCGATGGTGAGACGCTGCGCGTTCTGCCGTACCGCCACGGCGACTTTAGGGAGCCACGGCACCGGGCGCGGCGTCACCGTCACATCCTCCACCTCCACCGCTATAGCCTCACCGATACGCGCCCCATGATGAAGGATGAGCGACGTCAACGGCTTGTACGCGGCGTCCATGTGGTCGAGTATCGCGGCGAGCTCCCAGTCCTCCGGCAGGTACTTCTCCTGCGCCTGTACCCGCTTGCCGGCCTCCCGTACTGCCGCGGGGTTCGCGTCTATCATCTCGCGCCGGACGGCTTCTGCGCACGCGGCTCGAAGTCGCTTGTAGGCATGCTGGTTCGTTGTCTTCGCGTCGGGGTAGGCGGCTTGCAGGCCGTCCCACCACTTGTACACGTCCGCTGTTGTGAGGCGGGTGAGGGGAATGTTTTTCAGCCCCACCACCCGTGGGTCACTGTCCCCGGGCGGGAGTGGGGCGAGAATGCGGTTGTGTACTTCCCTCCGATAGCTTTGCAGCGTCGACGGCTTCAGCCGTGACGTCAGGATTTCGAGGTAGGTTTCCAGCCATTCCCCAACGGTTATGCCGTCCGCCTCCGCCTTGGCTGCGCGGGTTGTGGGGGGCTCCCATGCGTCGAGGTCGATTAGGCGGCGTTCGTGGGCGAGCCAGCCCTCCGCGTCGCCCCGGGTTGCGAAGCTGTGGCCGGGGGTGTGGCGTTTGCTGTCGGGGCCGGTGTATTCGGCGTAGAAGCGTGTCCGCTTTTTGGTGATTTTGCCCCAGGTTCTTCTCCGGGCCATGCGTTCCCCTTGCGTTCCCTTCCGTAAGTCGTTTCATGTCCGCGTGTGTCTACTCGTGTCTACTATGGAATAGTGCCACACGCTGCGGAAACGAAAGAATCCCCAGGCCAACAATGACCTGGGGATTCCCCTCGGTGGAGCCGCCGGGAATTGAACCGACACCCCGCCCACCGGCATATTCACCAGGGGAAGAAGGTACGTTCCCTCAACTTTCCCCCAACCTCCAGACCTCCCGCCGTAATTGCGGTGTCACTTTCCTCACTGTGCTGTCACTGTGGAAAGTGACGCGACAGTGACCCGCGGGCGTTGGCGTCACCCCCGTTTCCTACCCCTACACTAGTACGCATTGCATACTAGTGCGCAATGCGTCATAATGGATTCACAAGCAAAGAACAGCCCCCACAAGGAGACACCATGAACCGCCAACAGATCATCACCATCACCACCCAGATCCTCGAAAACAGCATCTACGCAACCCACCTCGACATCCTCCGCGACTACAAAGACGACGAATCCTGGGACGCCTACACCAACATCATGGACATCCACCACAGCCGAGCAATCGCAAAGCTTGAGCTGCTCGACGTCATCAACCCCCGCCTCGCCGACCGCATCCGCGCCGAGCACCACGGACTAGACTACGACTCCTCGAAGCAGATGTACGCGCACTTCCTCGAAAACAAAACCCGCCGCGAACGCATGAACATTCTGCCGAAACTCGCAGACGCGGGCCGCCTAGGCGAGGTGGAGGCGTTCATGCGCGAGTTCCGCGACCGGGAAATCCCGAAGGCCGCAGAGCAGGTCGCCAGCTACTTCGAGCAGGAGAACTAGCCGTGCAAATCATCAGCCCGGATACCCTCTCCCACATTGGCGAGAAGATCATCCTCATCGGCTTGGCGGCTAAGGCTGTGGGCGCGGAGGTCGCCGGCGGTAACGCCGTGGCACTGCGCTCCGCACGCGAGAGCTTGGCCGCGTCGGAAGCCGACTACGACAATGCCATGTCCGAGCTTGCACCGGAGCAGCGCGTGTGGGTGGAAAGCCTGTTTGCGGACGCGCTCGCTAAGGCGCGGGCTGGGCGCGACGGTTACCACCAGGCCGTCTACATGGCCCAGATTAAGTGGTCCGACGACCAGGTGCGCGAGCTCGAAGCGGTCACCACGGAGCTGAAAGACGCCCGCACGGAGTGGGTGCGCGACGCTATGTCGTACGACGTGACTGCGTACCAGGTGGCGAAGCTGTGCGGTCGCACCCCGTCCACGGTGCAGCGCTGGGTGAAATAAGAAAACCCCGCTAACGCGGGGCAGAAAGAAGCCGCCTTTGTACTACGGCTCACCCCCGCAAGGCGGGGAACACCCAGAATGTAGCACACCCCACAAACGTAAAAAGACCCCACCTTGGCGCATAGCCAGAATGGGGGCCAGGTGGGTTAGCGGCAGGCGCGCCACTTGTTGAAGCTGGGGAATGGTGGGTCTTTGAATTCGGGAATGGTGGAGAGGTGGTCGATGTAGGCGCGGGTGGCGTCCAGCTCGCACTCAAGGGCGTCAATGCGGTTGTCGCGCTCCGCCAGCTGTTCTTTGAAGAAGGATTTCATCTCCGTGGTCAACGTCTGCCAGTTCGCGGGCTCCGCGGCCTCCTTCTGCGCCTTTGTAGTCACCTTCGTGCCCGCGTACGCACCTAGCGCTGTGACTACAGCAATGATGATGGGGGCGACGCTATTCACGTCGAAGCTCACAAGCGATCTCCTCCCTGCTCACCGTCGGCTCACGACTACCGAACCACACGGCCCACAGGACGAGGGCTGCGATGGACAGGTAGCCGACTGCGGGTAGCCAACCACGCACGGCGCCCTTCGCAATCGCGTCCGCGATAAACGACGCGCCCCACAGCAGGTTCAAGCCGACGCAGGCACCAACCGCCACGGGGGCGGCACGCGGCCACCACGCCGCCACTATCGCAGCCACCCCGGCGATAATCCACACCCACGCCCACACCGACATGGGCAATGTTCCCTCTACCGGATGCGCTTGCCGCGCATGCTCCGACATGAGCAACGGGGTGTAGGAGATGCCGCGAGCTACCGCGCCCACACCGAGGATAAGAAGTGCGGGACCGACGGTGCGCGCCCAGTCACGCACCTGCCGCGCACCCGGCTTCATGCGCTCCGGTAGGTGCTCAATCGGCACGGTGCTTCCCCCCGTTCACAGTCGGGCCAGTGTAGACCGGCAGCGTCACCGGCTCCGCAGCCTCCGAATCGGCACGCTCAATACGCTCCGCCTCCGCAATGATCTGCTGCTGCTGCCCAACCGTCAACGCCGGAACAGTGAAACGGGCGATACCAAACGCCAACGCCGACGCCGCAACCGCCACCACCTGGCCCACACTGCCAGCCGCAGCCGGGATAGTGTCAGCATTCTCCGCAATGAGCGTGACCATCCACGCCAGAAGCGCAGCGAGGGCGGACAGGGACTCCTTACGCAATGCGAGTGAGGACTGCTTGCTGCGCACGCCCTTGACGGCGCGTTCCAAGATGTTCGTGTTCATTACTTGGCTCCGATCTGGTCGATTTTGCGGGACAATTCCGCCACGTCGTGGCGTAGTGCAGCTACCGCGTCCACGAGTGTGAGGTTCTGGCCGTTCTGGTTTTGGCCGAGCTGTTCCCAGCCCGCGTCTCCGCGTCCACGCAGCTGCTCGCGGATGTCCGCAGCGTCGCGGGCTGCGGCCTGGGCGGCAGTTTTCGCGTCGTTGAGTGCGGCGGGGCTGTCCGGCCACGGGTAGGAGGTGGTCATGGGTTCCTCCTTGGTGTTGTTCGGGTTAAAGATTCGGGCGAGTTCATCTCGGGTGCCGCGGTAGGCGTTCACGTCGACCGGGTAGTGGTCGCCCACGACACCTTCGGAGCCGAACTGCAGAATGTCCGGCTTGCGGTCGCCGAGTGGGTACGTCCAGCCGCGGTGGTTCGCCCCACCGTCGGCAAGGTACGTCTCCCGCGGGTCACCCTTGCGGTTCTTGCCGTAGTTGGACACCCACAGGTGGCCGAGCCCGTGCATGGGCGGTTCGCCGCCGGGCATTTTTTCCCAGTACCACGCGCCGGAGTAGATTCCGGGCACGTGGTAGCCGCGGGCTTCGAGTTCGCGCTTCGCCGCCCACACATCGTCCTTGGTGAGCAGGGCGCGGCCTTGCTTGTCGACGGATTCGACGTCAATCCACACGCCGAGGTCACGCCGCCCGTTCATCTGCTTGTCGATGACGTCCACCTGCTGGGCAATGGTGGTGCCTTCGGAGGGTGCGCGTAGGTACCAGTAGGTGGACACCAGCAGACCCTGCTTCTCCGCGTCCTCAAGGTGCGACTGGAACAGCGGGTCTTGGTAGGTGCCGTCGCACAAGCGGATGATGACGAACTCCATGCCGTCCGCCTTGACCTTCGACAGCGGATAATTCTTCTGCCAGCTCGAGATGTCGATACCGAAGATGGTGCCCGGCACCGCTGGTGGCGTCCAGGGTTTGGCGGGTGCTTCGCCTGGGTAGTCTGCTCCGGCTAGCCAGGTTTCGGGGTCGACGCGTTTCGAGCGGTAGCCGCGCTCGTAGATGGTGAGGTGTAGGTGCGGGCCCGTGGATTGACCGTTCGAGCCGACGTAACCGAGCAGCTGGCCTTTCTTCACTCGGTCGCCCGCCTTCAGCCCGGTGGCGGAGGCGTTCCACATGTGGCCGTACTCGGAGCACCCTCCGCCAACCTCGGCGGGGTGGTCGATGACGATCCACTGCCCGTAGCCGGACGCCTTACCGATGTACTGCACGGTGCCGTCCGCGACGGCGTAGAACGGTGTGCCGTCCGGGGCTGCGAAGTCGGTGCCGGAGTGGCTCTCCGGCCTGCCGGTGACGGGGTTTGTGCGGCCAGCGAACCGCGACGTGATGCGGATTTTGTTGCGCGGTAGGGGCCAACTGCGGTAACTCATTGTGTCCTCCTTTTGGGTATGAGTGAACCCCTGCCGCGTGTGCGGTCAGGGGTTGTGTGTTAGTGGGGTGTTATGGCCAGCGTCGGGCGATGACGAGGCCACCCGGTTCGCCGGAAGACCCGTCACCCCCATAGCCACTAGCGGTCTTATTGCCTGAGCTACCTCCTGCACCACCTTCTCCGGGGATGGTGCCGGTGTATGTGCTACCCCATGCTTGGGGAGTGGGGCGTGTAGTGGCTGTGGCTGTGGTGAACCAGCCGCCGATAGTTGTGGGACCGCCGGGGACACCCACGTTGCCGGAACTCGAAATCGAGCTCCCCCGACCTCTCTTGCCGCCTTCTCCTACAGTGACGTTGGGGAGCATGTCGAGAGTGAACCCCGACACCGGCGCACCGTTTCCGGGTGCACCCTTCTTGCCCGCACGGTCAGTGCCGCCGCCCTGGCCGCCCTGGCCGCCGCTATAGGCCCACGCCGAAACCTCACCCCCAGGCACCAACAGCTGAATGCTGGGTGACACGGTGCGCCACGACACGAAGCCGGGACGAAGCGTCTCCGCAATCCAATCAGGGCTATCGGCTTGGCCCCCTCTGAAGCCCCACGCGGCGGTGTTCGTGGCGGCGACTGACGCATAACCAGGCGTAAAAACATCCTGGCTGTTGAATATGCCGCCGCTGTTGACGGTAGTAGCGACCTGCACACCATCGATCAGTAGCGTGACTTTATATGAGGTCAGTCCGTCCAAATCCGTCAAAAGCGCTACTGCGTGCATGCCGCCTGTCCACGGCGCGCTTAGAATGACTCTTTGGCCACTCGGAGACGTGGATTCCGCGTAGACCATTCCGCCCCGCACCTCCATGCGGAGGGCGCGCCTACCACCCTGCGTCACGGTAAGGGCGGAGTCGCTCCCCGCCACCATGTGCAACTCGCTTCGCTTGCTGCTGCGGACGGGTACTGTCGCGGTAGTCGCAGTCAAGGACGCGGCTGCCATTCGGAAGTCCATCTGGTCGATGAAGCCCTCGAACCCACGTATCCGCGACGCGGCGTAGATGAGCCGCCCCATGTGCCAGATTTCTTTCACCTTCCGGCCCTGGTGGAACACGTCTTTGACCTTCCGGCCCTGATGATAAATAGGCATGCCCGCTCCTATTCGTAGACGATGTGCAGTTTGCCGTCCGCCGCGCCGGTGTCACCCTCCACAATCAGCGCGTCCGTGTACGCCCGCGCCTCCCGCACCACCGTGTCCAACCCCTGCTGCACAGTGGCGTCCACATAGTTCTTGTTCGCTGCATGCACCCCCGCAGTCGGATCAGCAACCGACACAGCTCCCTTCGACGTGCGCCTCATGATGGTGCCAGCAGTCGCACTATAAGTAGCAGCCTCGACCTGGGCAGTAGCGTCCAACACACTCTGCGGAATCGGCGGAGCAATCTGTGACGTAGGCACCGACCGCCACCCACCATCCTGACGCACCACAACCTCACCGTCAGCAGGGTCATTCTGCACCAGTCGGTGCGTGTGGTCAGCCCGCGCCGCCGTCATCGACGAGCCACGGGAGTTAGCGGAGCCTACTGGCTTTGGGTACTCGTTTGTGAGCAGCGCCGCATTCTCCCCTGTTAGAAAGCCCGCTCCAACAATCGCGTCCACCAGCTTCTGCGGGTTGTCACGTACCGTCTTCGCCAGCTCAATGTGCAGGAATGGGTTTCCGCGTTGCGCCGCAACGTCACCTTGAATGTTCGCCATGCCGATGAGCTTCGTGGCTGACCCGTCCCACTGGCGTGCCGTCGTGATACCAGCGGATGCGATGAAGGCCTCCGTGCGGATCACGCCCGCCGACAGCGGGGACGACCCGGACGACACCACCGCCCCCACACCAGGCATCGAAGCATCACCAAAACCATGCAGTTGCAGCTCCGGCTGCCCCGGCTGCGCAATCTTCGTGGTCACCTTGTGCCACATCGACTTCGTATTGTGGGCAGCATCCCTAGGGTCAGTACCGTCCGGGTTTGTGCGGTGCGACCCAGCCACCGCTAGTACCGTCCCCGCAGGGGAGCGCTGCCACACCTGCACAGCAATGTCATCGGAGCCACCGTCAAAAACAGGGTGCGGGGCCTCCACAACACCCGACACCACACTGTCCACGGGGAATACCCACATCCCCCAATACAGGCCGTTGCCAGGCGTGCTCCGGAGGACACGCACGTTTCGCTTCGCCGCAGCCGAATACCCCTCGATGACCTCCGCCCCGTCCGGCAGGCTCGCAGGCTTCACGCCCCGCGCCAACGCCATCGCCGCCGACACCATACCCATCACCTGCTCCGTAGATGGGTCACTGTACGTGTGGCCCTCCGCCAATCCGGCGCGATTCTCCCCGACGAGCGCAGCCACGTCCACCTGCTTCGCCATAGGCTCCGGCAGGCCACGCAGACGAGAGGTCTTCGACTCGATCAGCGTGCGCAAAGCCTCGTCGCCGGACTCAAGAGCAGCCGCAAGCTCACCCAAAGTGTCCAAGGCTTCCGGGGCTGCGCCAGTGATCTTCTCAATGGTTGCGGCGTCACCCTCCGCGAGAAGGGTCTTGACCTCCTCCAAAAACGCCTGATTGCTCCTGAACGCCTCCGTGGTGGCCAGCGCGTCCTGCAGCGACTCATAGAGCGACTGATTGCGGTCCAGACCAGCGGAGAACTCAGACAGCGTGCGGGAGACAGCGGAAGCCTTCTCATCGGCTACAGTCTGCGAATCGAACGCCTTTCTCGCCGAATCCGCCGCAGCAACGCTCGACTGCTCCGCCTGCTGCGAAAGCTGAGCAACCGCAGCCCGAGACGCCTCCACAGCCTCAGCGTCCTCGGCCGCCGACGTGGCAGCACCAACCGCCGCCGCTTCCGCCTCCAAGACGCGCTCCGCCGACCCCACACGGTTAGCGCCCGCCGTCGCTACTTCAGCCTGCCGAGTCGCTTCCTGCTCGGAGGCGGCGGCCTTGCCTGCGGAGGCTTCAGCCCTGGCCGCCGCGTCCGACACGGCAGCCACGTCACGCGCCACCTCACCCGCAAGACGCTCCAACACACGCCGGTCAGTATCGCCCGCCACCTGGGCAGCGACCACACACTGCTCAAGTGTCGCCTCCGCCACGTCCGGCACGACTAGCTTCACCGCATGGGAGAAGCCGCCCGTGACCTCAAGCATCATCACCGCAGGCCCAGGAAGCACCACCATGTCCAGCTGCCCGCCATCGACGGGTACTGAATCGTCAAACGAGGTAGTCAGGCCACCCTGCTCCGCACGGTCACGCGCAGCACGCACCCGCACCTGGCTGACCAGCAGCGGCCTATCCGTCACAACCCGCAACGGGCCAGAAACACGAACCATTCTTTTTCCTCCTAGCTTTCCATCCACCACAGGCGAGTATTGCCACCCGACGCCGTACGCTGCACTTCGCCCGAGTGATTACACCGCGCCTCAAAACGCACCGTCTGACCAGCCTTAACATCGATATTCCGCGACACGGACTGCGACCTGGCACCACTACCCAGAAAGCTCAGCGGCCCGACACTCGTGGACGATTCCTCCGCCACCGTCTGCCCGTCGACCGTGATACGCACCCCATAGAGTGACCCGCGATCCGCAGCAGCCCAATCCACACGCAGCTCCATCGAGACCAGGCGGTCCTTCTCCACCGTGACGGTGCGCACTGGTGTCCACCATGTGCCCGCCACGAATCGCGGCAGTCGCTGGTCAAGGCGGGTCAATGAGCCGTCAGCGCGCTGGTAGTGGAAGACGGCGGCGTGCACGTCGCTGGCCATTTTCCAGCTGCGGGTGGTGCCCACATCCACCCGACGCACCTCCCTCGGATACGTGGTCACCGTGACATCAGTGTTGCCGCTGCGCCTCGTGTGTGTCACGTCCAGCACCGCCGTACCGACCCACGAACCCAGCGCCTGCACCGTGCTCCCGTCGACGCGCCACACGCCATCACCATCAGTGCCGACCTGCCACGCCCTATCCCCCATGCGACCCAGCTGCGCCTGCATCGCGTCCATAATCGCGCCCTGCTCATTCTGGCGGGCATTCTGCTGCTCCGCCAGCTGGTCCTGAGCCTCGTCAATCTCACGCTGCGCCTCCCACAGCTGGGTATTCATCCACAGATACGAGTTCAGCAAGCCAGGGGGTGGAGGGGTCTCACCATCCCCCACCATCCCGGTGATCTGCGACTGCACCGCCGCCAACTGCGCCAGCAAATCCCCCTCATCAGCCTGCGCGCCACCCAGCACCTCACGCACCTGCGCCACATCAGCCACACGCTCCGAACGCTCCACCGCCACGACGGCGTTAGCGTGCGACTTAGCCTCGTCCAGCTGGCTTGCTAGCTGTTCGTCAATGCCCGCGGCCTCCGCCCTCATCTGGCGGTCAATCTGACGCATACTCTCCGCCAGGTCGGTAGTGTCAGACATCAGCGCCGGGCCGAACCCGACCTCCGCCGTACGCACCCCGTCTTGCAGAGAGTAGCGAATACTGGTGCACGTGGCCGGCACTACCATGCCCCACACCAGAAGCGGGAGTACGTCACCTTGCGCGAAATCGACATTCGGCACCAGAGCCCCTAGCTCATCGTCCGTGAGAGTGCGCTGGAACACTACGTCCCCGGACAGCTCGCGAGCCGCGGAATCAATCTGCGATTCAGCGTCCGACCACCCGTTCTTGTCGCGGGCGTCAATCTGGATATCCCGCCGTACATGACGCCGGGCGAATCGCGGGGGTTGCTTCACCAGGCGATGTGCGTAGCCGAAGGTTCGCGTCGGCCCCAGGTCGGGGCGCTGCTCCTCCGGCATGTCCTGCGGATATGTCACGTCCCACTGGCCGACCACCGTGGTCGCCGTCGGGTGTACCAGCGTCACCTCCGCGCCAGACGCCTCAAGCGGGGGCACCTTGCCGACAAGGTTCACCATTTAGCTCTCCGCCTTCACTCGAATCACGCCCATTGCCTTCTGCCACTGCTGCTCCCCTTTCAGCGTCGGCACCGGGGCGTCGCCGGGCCACCACAGCCGCGCCGACAGCTCGACGCCCGCCAGTCGCGCCGTCTCGGCTACCGTCCCCCACACTGGGTCATCGCGCCGTGCAATACGCACCACCGGGGAATCGCCCTCCCCCGGTGATACGACGAACGCTGGGTCTTCCAGCGTGCCGTCCAGCCGGTCGGCTGCGTCGAGGCTGTCCTGAATCACTTCAGATATGCGCTGCACCGCGGGCCCGGACACGACATGCCGAACATCAATGGAACCTTGCTGTTTTGGTGCGGTTGTTAGCACCCACGAGGTGGTGGCAATCTCGACGGGCGAAAGCTCCCGCGCCACTTTGTACACCCCGCCCTGGTCGGCGTCCCACCGTTCGAATGGTTGCGCCCCCCACGTGTCGGGGATAGACGCGGCGAGAACGAAGTTCAGCTCCCCCAGCAGTTCCATCGTCTCGAACGTCAGCGTCGCCGGTTCACCGTCAGGCCCGGGTTCCAGTGTCGGGTACGAGATGGTGGACACCATGCGCCCCTCAATCCCACCTGGCTTCTGCACGCACAGCATGTACCCGAGGTTCTCCCCGGGCTGCAGAATCGCCCCCGCGTCGGTTCCGAACCCTGCGCCGAAGAACGCGGTTACGAGGGGGTGGAATGTGCCGTCGCCGGTCACGACCGGCACCGTCAGCGTCCCCTCGGTCACATCGAGGTTACGGGTAGAAACGTCGTACTCAAACGCTTCCAGCTCCCACAGTGGCTCCCCCTCTCCGTCGAGGATGCCTACCCACTCGCCGTCGGTTTCCACCACCCGGTCGATGTGGGCGCGCTCCTCGCGCCACTGTGTCTCGGTCAGCATTAGGGCTCCCGCACTCCTATCTCCCACTCAACCCGTCCACCAGGCGGCGGGGTGAACACGCCGCTGCTCCGCGGCATGATTCGCTCCTCAACAACTTGCCCCCATAGTTCCCTAGTCAGCTCGCGGTCAGGCTCGCCGGCCACCGTCGTAACCGGGAAGCCCTTAGCCCGGTCGAGCAGAACCCGGCGCGGTTCCGGCACCGTCGGCAGCTCAAACGTCCGCCTGGAGGGGAGCGTGACCGTCCCGCCCTGCTGCCACCGAATCCACACCTTCACCCGCGACACACCGGTGTTGCGTACCTCGGTTCGACCCTCCCCCACCATGTAGGACAGCCAGCACCCGTCATCCCAGTACACCGGCACTTGCAACGTGTCGAACAGGTTAGGGGTCAGTACTTCGCGTGGTGGCAGACCGGTATCATCCGGTAGGCGAAGACGCGCCGTTGCCGCCATCCCGTCGTTAGGGGTCACCTGCAGCCTGCAGTAATCATCATTCGCCCACCCAGCGCGGAAGGCGCGGCGCACCTCCCCGAGATCAACCCCCGGCGCGGGGTAGAACCCGACCGTGAGCGAAGTCGTGACCGGGGTGAGCTTCGACCCGCCACGCACCACCTCACCGGCTCGCGTAGTCGCCACCGCCCGGGAAGACAGCTCGCCCAATCCCCCGCGGACAATCCGCACGGGGGAAGTAGGGTCATTCAACCGCCACGCCATGCCGTTGACGTCGAACAACTCAATCGTTGCGTTCCGCCCCATGTTCATCTCCTATCGAATGCCGGCGCGCTTCAGCTGCACCGTCTTGCCGGTCGGCGCACCAGCCCGCTGCAACTGTCGCACGTCAATCTTCACCCCGTCCATCTCGGACGCGAGGCGCTTGAACGCCGCCTCCACATCGTCCGAATACATAAGCGCGCCTTGCGTCAAGTCCATGCGAATCAGCGTCTGGTTGCGCGCAGCGCCCCGCTCGTTCTGGACGTTCAGCCCCATCATCATCGAATCCGGGTTGCGGTTGGACATGTCAGCAGCAGCGCCCGCGTACTCGCGCTGCCAATCAGCGAGGTTCCACCAGGCATCCCGTGTAGCCCCGTCAGCCTCGCGGTAACCCTCTGCGTCCGACCGATACGACGCCTCCATCCCTTCCGCGTAGTAGCGCTGCATGTCGAGCGGTAGACGCTGACCCTGGTAGGCACGCTCGTCCATAGCGTCCACGAGCCCGTCGTAGGTGTCTTTACGCTCCCTCGCAATGTCAGCCAACCGCGAATCAATATCGTCCAGCAGCTGCACATCACGAGCCTTGCCGTATGAGGTGCTGCGCATGAGCTGGTCTGCGCGCTCGTTCTCACCCTTAGCGCGCAACATGCCCGCCATCTCGATAATGCGCTGGTCTTCCTTCGACAGCGGCTCCACTGTCTTACCGAGGGCTTCCAGCCGGTTGTTCAGCTCCGCCAGCAGCTCGTCGTTCGCGGCCAGTGTCGCCTTCGCGGCCTGGTTCGTCAGCGACGCCTCCGACTGGATACCCAGGATGCGCCCATTCTTGGTGAAGTCCCAGAAGGCCCGGAAGTTCGTGTCCTTAATGTCCTTGCGGGCTTGCGCGTTCTCCGCTTGCAGGCGCGCAATCTCTGCTTTGATAATCGCCTCGTCTGACTGCATGCCCATAGCGCCGGACTGAAGGCGGTTGTACCGCGCCACCTCGTCGTTGAAGTCGCGTCCCAGGCGGGCAAGCTGCTTCACGGCCTCGTGCTGACTGTAGGTGGCTTCAAGCGAATCCAGCTGCATTGCTAGAACGTTCTTCTCGCGCTCCCACTGGGCGGCGGAGCGCAGCGCCTCAAGCGCTTGCAGTTCTGCGCTGGTGCGTGTGGCTTGCTCCATGAGCCCCTCGAGGCCGGCCTTTTGCATGGAGTAGTAGGCGCTCGCGTACGCTCTTCGCTGCTCAAGGGACGCCGTCTCGTCGTTGTAGCCAGCGAATCGCCCGGCGAACACCGCCGAGACCAGGCGAGCCTCCTCCTTCGTGAGGTTTTTGGTAGTGCGCAGCCGCTGTGCCATTGCGTCGCCGTAAGCGTCTGACAGGCCCTGCTCACCCCGGATACGGGCCACCATCGCGGCGGTGGACATGTCCAGCATGTCCTGCTCGCTCGCCTCGATATCAAGCAGCCCCGACTGGATGTTGCCAATCAGCCGGTCGTATTCAATGTCCAGGCCCACAAAGTTATAGTGCTGCTTACCTGCGAGTTTGTCGCGCTCCGCCTGCAGCGCGGCCTCCGCCTTGCGGATACCCACCAGGCCCTCGAGGTGCGCCGTCCACACGGAGTTCTGCGCCTGGCGCACCTTCCATGTCGAATCGAGCACCTGCAGCTTCATGCGCACCATGTCCGCCATGAGCCCGCCGACAACACGGCGCTGCTGCTCCGTGGCCTCCGTCAAGTCGCGCACGTTCGCCATAATCTGGGCGTGCGCTTCGGCAGCACCCACACGAGCCGCACGCTCGGCCTCCACGACCTTCTTGACTACCTTTGCGACCTTCTTTGTCAGCTTGATGACAACCGAGGCAACCTCGACGGCCATGGCTATCTGCGCCTGCCCGGTAGCAACCGCAGCCGCTTGTACCACGCCCTGCGCGGTGGTTAGGTCGGCTTCCGCAGCGGTGACGGCCTGGCGGGCGTCGAGAATAGCCTGCGCGTCCTTCGCGCCGTTCTTCTCCAACTCCTCGGCAGCGTCCTCACGCACCCGCGTCAGGTTCCGTTCCGCGTCCGCCAGCTTCTTCGCGTCGCCTCCCTTGCGGGCCTCCTCCACCTTTCGCTCCGCGTCTTCAACCTTGCGGGCGGTGGCCTTTGACAGCTCCGGCGCGCCTTCCATAACCTCGTTGAGCTCCCGCTGCGCGTCCGCCAGATTGGCCTCCGCCTCCACTAGGGCGTCCGCTGCGTCGACCTGCGCGACGTAGGAATCCTCAATCTCCTCCTGCGCCCTCGCAATGCCGCCCGCATACTCGCCGAGGAAGTCGAGGCCCAGCTTCTCGCCGGCCTCAATCCACTGCGAGTTCGACATGGACGCAGCGCCCATGAGCGCTTCGCCAGCGGTGCGGTTCGCGTAGATGGCCCACCGGTCGAACGGGCTGGCGTCTGCGGGGAGGTTCTGCAGGTCGGCGCGGGCCTGCAGGGTGGTGTTCCACCCCACCTGCGTCAGCGCAGCACGGTTCATACCCGCGCCGGCGACCTGGTTACCAAGCGTGGTGAAGTCGTTGAGCGCCTTCGTCACACCCGGCAGCGCCTCCGCGTACTGAGGCAGGTAGGTGACAATCGCGTTGGTCAGCGCCGGGGGTATCACATACTCGTCGTGGCCCGACATGTTCACCGCGATCTGCCCGTCGCGCAGAATGCCGCCCTTGTCGTACAGCCCGGCGTTGTAGCGCGCCAGCTGCTTGTACTTGTGGTTGCGGGCCTCGACGTCGGAAGCCAGCTGCGAGGCGGTGCCCCAATCGACCTTGCGGGTCTTGCCTGCCTTCTTCATCGTTACGGAATCCGTCGACGTGTTCACGACGTCCCCGCCGCCGCCGCCGTACGAACCAGGGTCGGTGATATCGCCAGAGCCCGGGCCCATGAGGGGCAGGTACGCCCGGTTGGTGAAACTCGAGTGGTCGGCTCCGGCTGCGCGCCCGCCAATCTGGCCGTTGCCGCGGCCACCGCCCATTTCGACGTTCACCCGCGTGCCGTCAGCGCCGTAAATGGTGCCCGCGGTGTGTCCGCCGTACGGGCCACCGTTGAACCAGCCGACAGCGAAGCGCGGGCCCGAGCCCAGACCGCTGCTGAACCCCATCGAGGACAGCACTGAACCCTCGTTGCCGGTGGCGAATTTCCGGCCCTGCAGGGGCATGCCCACCGCCATTGCAGCGAGGCCCGACATGGCGCCGGAGCAGTCGCCCCAGTTTCCGAGCAGACCGCCGCCCCACACGTAGGTTGCGCCCTCCAGGGAGCGCGGGGCAGTCTTGCCGTTCACCGTCTTGCCGCCGGCGAACGCCAGCAGCTGCGCCGGGGACACAACACCACCGTCGGCGTAGCCCGGTAGGTCTTCCATCGAGACACGGCCCGCGTTAATGTCGTGCAGCAGCGGGAGGTTCTTCTCCGTGGCAGCACGGTTCACCACGTACTCTCGGGGCTCAATGCGCGCCACCGGCACCCCGGTGGAATCAATACCGAGGATCGGGTCGCGCTCGGTGTCCGAGATACCCGGGATGTTGGGGATGAATCCGCCGTCCGCGAACCCAGGCACCAGCCCGCCCGAGTGGAAGCCGACCACGCCACCGTTGAAGTGTCCGCGAATCGCGTCCCAGGCACCGCGCAACCGGGCCCAGAACGTGACGGTCTTCTCCGAGGGGACAGAGTTCACGGAGTCCTTAGCGCGCCCCGCCTCCTTCACCACATTGTTAGCGTTGCCCTTCAGATCGGTGTTGGTGCTTTTCGGAATCGTGCCCAGGGCCCTGTTCGCACCGTCCACACCCGCGTGCAGCAGCTTCGCCTCAAGGTCAGCGGTAGGCACGGAGGACACCGCAGCCAGGGCGGCGAGCTCACCGTGGGACACATCCACACCGTTCAGCAGCTTCTGAATAATCACGTCGGCCTCGGGCGACGGGTTCTGAATAGCCAGAATGTCCAGAATCTCCTGCGCGTGCGCCGCTGACCCCTCAAGCTGGTCGGTGTTCAGCAGGGCGTCAATCGTCACGCCCTTAGACGCGGCCTCGTCAGCAACCCACGCCACCTCCTGCAGCTGGTCAATCGCCTCACGGGTTTCAGCCGTGACCGGGATAGACACCTTCCCGTTGCCCAGGTCATTGACGGCCACACCCATCTCGTCCAGCGCAGCCATGACATGCTCCGAGGGCATGTCCATGCGTATCTCGTGCTGGTCTTCCTCCGCGCCCTTCAGCATGGCGAGAATCGCGGACAGCTCCTGCGTCGCCTCGTCCGCGCCCTGCAGCTGCACCGCAAACGTCGACGTGCCAGCAATCTCGCGCAGGTTGTCACGGATGCCTTCCATCTGCTGGTCGGTCAGCCCCCACGCCTGCTGAATCGCCTGCAGCGTCGGCTCCATGTTCGCCATAGCGTCGTCCATGTCCGCGCCCTTCAGCGCAGCGCGCTCAAGGTCAGTCGCCAGGCCGTCAATCTTCTTCTGCAGCTCCGCCGTCGCCTGGTTCGCACCCTCGAGCTGCAGCTTGCCCGACGCGTCGAACATGGCCTGCCCCATGAAGTCCGACGAGCGGGTGATCATCTCAATCTCCTGGCCGGTCTTGTCCAGGGATTCCTTGAAGTCGAGCATGGCGCGCTCCGCGTCCTTCGGGCGCAGGCCCATAGCCACCATGAGGGCGTCCATTGCGGCCAGCTTGTCCTCCGCCGACGTCGCGGAATCCGCCAGCAGGTCAATCGCTCGAGCTGCTTGAACGTAGTTCTCCGGCAGCTCGCGCCCAGCCTGCGCGGTGCGCTCAATCTCGTCACGCACCTGCCCCAGCGAATCCGCCACCGCTTCGCCCTGTGGGCCCATGCCACGCAGCGATTCCACCAGCCGGTCGTACTCCGGCCCGCCCTCGGCCACGACGCGGTTCACATCGTCCATCGTCAGCCCGGTGTCGCGCAGCGCGTCGGACAGCGCCTTCTGCTGGTCGCCGTACCCGCGGGCAGCGTCGAGCGCGGACTGGTACTCCGCGGTGGCGTCGCTGGTGATGCCCTGTAGGAGGAAGGTGCCCACCCCCACCTCGTCAATCGCGGTGCGGACACTGCCGAACACCTTGTTCGCGGCCTCGCCCTTGGCGGTGATGTTCGCCAGCGCACCCTCAACCATCGTCTCGGCGGCGGATAGTGCGTCGCCGGACAGTATGCCCTCGGTGCCAGACGCCGCCAGGACGAGCTCGCGCTGCGCTTCAGCGGCCTTACGCGACGAATCCTCGATACGCTGGTTCGCCTCATCGACTGCCTTACCAGCCGACACGAACGCGGTCACAGCGGTTGCCGCCGCCGCGAACCCAACCATCCACGGCCCGCCCAGCATGGCCACCACCGAGCCGAGCCCCGCCTTCGCGCTCCCACCAATGTGCTGCAGTGCGCCACCAATCGCAGCGCCGTGCGCCTTCGCCGTCGCAGCGCCAGCAGCCCACCGTGCGTCATGCGCGGCCCAGAACGCGTTAGAACGGGCGGTCGCAGTGTCCGCCGTCTTCGCCAGCACCGACTGCTCCCGCGCAGTGTCACGCAGCACCATAGCCTGCGCGCCGTACTGCACCGACGCCTCACGCGCCGCCTCCGCCACGCCGGACAGCGCCCCCTTCGCCGTCTTCGCCCCGCCCGACATTTTCTCGAACACCGTGTGCGCCGGGCTCGAGTTCAGCACCGCCAGAATCGCGGCGAACTCACCCAGCCCCACGGTCACGTCCTTCACGCTTTGCGGGGCCTGCGCCACAGCCGTCACGAACTGAAGCACATCCCCCGCAGCACCAGCAGCGGCCTTCGCCACCCCCTCAATCGCGGGCTGCAGCGCGTTCACCATATCGACGCCGGCGTTCGCCAACCCCACCAGCTCGTCCTGCATGGCGTCGAACACGCCAAGCTGCAGGTCTTCAATGGTGTTCTCCCAGCGTTCGAGAGCGCCCGGGAGCCCCTGCGTCTGCGCAGCAGCCACTTCCGCGGCCTGCCCCTGGCGGGTCACGGCCTCCTTCAGCTTGTCGAAGCCCTCCGAGCCCTGCTGCGCTGCAATACCCGCCATGCGCATAGCGTCCGACCCAAACAAGGTGGCGGTCGCGGCCTGGTACTGCTCCTCGGTCATGTTCTGCGAAGCAACCTGCAGCTGCCCCATGAGCGACGACATGCCGACGAACTTCCCGTTCACGTCGTAGACAGTGAGGCCGAGCTGCTCAATCGCCTGCTGCGCGGGCTTACCCTGGTCGGTAAGCGCCAGCATTGCCGTCTTGAGCAGCGTACCGGCGTCCGAACCCTGAATACCGGCGTTGGCGAACATAGCCAGCGCCGTCGCCGTGTCCTCGATGGTGAGGCCGAACTGCCTAGACACCGTACCGGCCTGCTGCAGACCCTGCGCGATACCGGTCATTTCAGCGGACGAGGCGTTCGCAGCACCCGCGAGAATGTCAGACACACGGGCAGCGTGCTCCGCGCCCAGACCGAACGCCTGCAAAGCCTGCGACTGGATAGTTGCGGCCTGCGCCGCGTCGAGCTGCGCAGCGGACGCGAGCTGCAGCGTGCCCTTCGCCGCGCTCATGGCTTGGTCAACCGTGAACCCACCCTTCGCCAGCTCCGTCATTGCAGCTGCAGCGTCCGACGCCGACGTGGCCGTGAGATCAGTGGCGGAACCCAGCTCGCGGGCCTTCGCCTGCACCAGAGCCAGCTGCTGCGCCGACGCCCCGGACACAGCGGTGAGGGTGTTCATCTGCGACTGGAATTCATTGCCGGCCTGCAGCACACCACGCCCGAAGTCGATAACGCTGAACGCGGCCCCCACCGCTGCAGCAGCGCCCGCCGCCTTCCCCACAATGCTCTTGAACCCCTGGTCAACGCCGGATTCGTCAACGTCGGGCCGAATCTTCTTCTTCGACAGCTCGTCGCTCGACTTCTCCGCCGACTGCACCGCAGACTGCAGCCGGTCAAGCCCAGCGGTGTCCGCCGTGGGGTTAATGCGCGAGGAAGACAGCTTCGACGCCGACTGCGACACCTTCCCCAGCGAGGTGTCCAGCTTCGTAATCTGGGTGGCGTCCACCACCGGAGCCAGCTTCTTCTTGCCGGCGCTGTCCAGCTGCTTCTCGAAGTCGGTTACGCGGCGTTTCGCGTCCGCCAGGCCCTTATCCAGGCCCGACGTCTCCACACCAATCTCAAAGCCAAGTTTACCCAGGTCAAGCGTCGCCATGCGCGCTATTCTGCTCGGGTTCCTTCGGCGGTCGGACAGCGCGCCGTAGCGTCGAATCACGCGACATGAGCCAGTCCACGCGAACCGCGAACCACCGCCACGGCCTTGCCTTCACCGCGGGGTCTTCCAGGTCAGCGCCGAAGTAGTGGTGCATGTCCCCCTCGAGCTGCACCCAGTGGGACAACACCTCGATGAAGGGAATCACCTCGCCCTTGTCCTCGGTGGGTAGGAACCACTCGCGGGTCAGAATCTCCCCGTCGGCACCCAGTAGTTCCATGTCGGGTGGGCCACCGCCCGGGTCGCCCTCGAAGTACGCGCCCGGGTTCGGGTCGTACCAGAACTCACTGTCCTGCGCCCACGCCCACCCGTCGAGGTCGCGTCTTAGTCGTTCCCACTGGTCGCGCCAGGTGCCTGCTGGGTCGCCAGGGCGTCGGTTTCGGACTTCTCCCGCGCCGCCACCACTGCCACGGCCTGCTCCAATTTTCCCGTCTTCATGTACTCCTGCGCCACAGCCTCGGAGTTCACCATCATCAGGTACAGGGTGGTGACAATGCGCTCAAGGGTGCCCCAGTCCATGCCGTTCTCCTGCAGCTCCGCGAGGATACCCCCGGTGAACCGCGCCCCCTTCGTCTTGGTGGGGTAGTGGAAGGTCGAGCCGAACATGGGGGCCATGAGCTCGAAGGTGCCGAACCGGTTCAGGCTGCGCAGCTTGTCAGCTGCAGCCTTGGATTCCTCGGCGTCGGTGCTGCGAATCTTCTCACGCAGCTCCTCCCGCTTGGTGTCCATCTCGTGGTGGGTGGCGTGGAATCCCAGCCCGTGCTCCACGTCGGCTTGGACGTGGTAGCTGCGTCCCGCCCACTCGAACTTCAGTCCCTGCTCGGCGTTGTACTGTTTCAGGTCGCCAAGGTCAATAGCCACGGTGTCTCCCGTCTCCCGCTTGTGGTCATGTACTCCGGTAGTGTCCCCCGCGCCGGCCTGCGGTCAGTGGGCATGAGGCAACCCCCTGCGCCCGGGAGACGGGAACGGCGCAGGGGGTTGCCGGAATGTGGGCCGCTGTTAGGCGGCGGGTTCACCCTCGGTGTCGGCCTCGGTTTCCGGGGCCGGGGTGATGCGCAGACGGGCGCGCAGCTCCTCATCAGTGAACGGGACGGAATCCTGACGCTCCGCACCCTCCTCGACGGAGTGGATACGCGTCGGCGCGCAGGAGGACTTCAGGTTCGCGGTCGCCTCGCGGATACCGTTCGCCTCACCACCAGCCGGGGCGTAGCGGTTGTTGAAGGTGGCCTCCCAGCCCTCGTCGGTGTCGGTGCGCCACACGCGCACATCGAGCTGGCCCTCCGCGCCCAGCGATTCGCCGGTGTAACGCAGCAGCTCCTGGTCGGGGGACAGCACATCGGTGTCGCCCTGGCGGACGTACTGGTGCGTAATCTCGATGTCGAGGGAGCGCGAGGTGTCAATCTCGGATTCCCAACCGTCGGAATCGAGGTCGGTTGCGTCCACGCCGTTCGTGGTCACAACGGGGTTGATGGTGGTCGCGCCGCGGACGAACCGCCAGTTCTCGGGGCCGGTGCCCTTCGGCTTGACCTGCGCGACCCAGCCGCGGTTGAGCTGCTTGTTCAGCTCGCAGCTGTTGGGTGCCTTGGCGAATGCCATGTTTCCTCCTAGCTAGGAAAGCGTGTTCGGGACTGCCGCGAGTGCCTGGTAGGTGTCTACCCGTACCCAGCGGTTGTTCCCGTCCCGCAGCGCTGGGTCGCTCACGACTTGCCTGCAGACTAGAAGCGTCTGGTCGGCGGTCAGTCGCAGGTCGGTCTGGTCATGCAGGGCGAGGAACGTCAACTCGGCCAGGTGCTCGGCGTCGAGAACGTCGCCGGGGGCGGCGCGGTGCGCGAGGCTGAACCGAATCGTCGGGTTACTGTCCGAGGTGTAGTGGTCGCGCCGGACGCCGAACACGCACACCGCCCGGTCGGGGGCGGCCGGCAGCTCGTTGAGGTACACCGCTGTGCGCTCGTCGCGCTGCTCGCCGTGCGGGTCAGCCACGATCCCCCGCGAGTGCAGGTACTCCGCGACCTGCAGCGCGAACTCCGGGTGGGCGTGCTGCCAGCCCACGGTGCCGTAATCCGGCATGTTAGATCGCTCCCTTGATGTGGTTGATGATGGTCTGCTTGACAGCGTCGGTGTTCTGGTTCATGGCCGTCTCCATATACTTCGCTTGCCCGCCCCGTGGGTGGTTCCAGCTAGTTTCCTCGTGCTGGCGGGCCGCGTAGATGGTGTTGTTGCCCACGCCGGACAGCACCTCGCCGCCTTGTTCAACCGGGCGGTGAACGAAGGTTGAGGCGCGCAGCACGCCCTCGAGCACCGGGGTGAGGTCTTGCGACGCCGTAGCAACCGCCTGCGCCGCCTCCGCAACCCCGGCGCGAGCGCCGGCGGTGATACGGGCCTTCAACGCGTCGGCGTTCCACTCCAAGCTCACCGCAGCGTCACCTCCACGTGGGCGGGGGTTAGCCCGGTGCCGGAATCCACCAGCCGTGCGGTCACCACCTCGCGCCGGGGCGCGACCCCGAACTGTGCGGGCAGCGTCACCTTCGCCCCCACCTTCGGAAGCGGGCCCGACGGGTGCCACCGGCACGTCGCCGACACAACAACCTCACTCCCGTTGGGGGCGGTGACTGTGCGGGCCGTTGCGTTGATACTGCCTCGCACCACCACCTGCGGGCCGTGTGTCACCCCGTAGGCGGTGCGCTTCTCCTCGCCCTCTAAAACGATTTCGTGCCTGTCCCACAGCTGGGAACGTAATGCTGCCGCGTCCACGTGTTCCTCCCATCTAGTATCGAACCCACGGGTGCTGCGGGCCAAGACCCGCGGCGTCCAGAATCATCTGCGCCTCCGTAGTCAGCTCACCCCGGCGTAGCCACGCCCGGGCAGATTCGGCCTGCGCGTCACTGAACGACAAGCTGGCACCGTTGTCCGACGTGCCGGTGACCGTCGGCTCCGCCGCAGCCCCACCGGACAGCACATCGGCCACCAAACCGAGCGACAGCACCGTGGCGCACTGCACCTCAATCGCCTCCACCATTGCCTCACGCTGGTACGTCTCGGCAGGCGTGTAATCATCGTTCGTCGCGTACACCGCGGCCTGCGTGTACTTCAGCACGCCGGACGTCGACCAGTTGATAAGGCGCTTCAGTTCGCGCTCGTCGCCGGCGTTGTCATGCTCCCGCAGCGTGTCGAGCAGCTCCGCCTGGTACGGGTTGTTCATCGTGTCTCTCCTCGATACAGGTAAAGGGGGCCAGGGGCTGCATGCCCCTAGCCCCCTCTAGTCGGTGCTGCGCGGTTACGCAGCCGCGGTTGCGCCGGTGGTGACCTTCACCCAAGCGGAAGCCAGCGCCTCCGGGCGGATAACGTCAGCACCCCACACGTTCAGGCCGCGAACGTAGTCCGCGAACTGAACCTCGGAACGGTTCGTCTCCACCTTGGTGATGGCCTGGGCGTACCACACCGCGTCGCGGGTGCCGGCCACAATACCCTCACGGCCAGCGTTCGTCGGGGCGTCGGAAGACACCAGGACGTCGAACCCGGCGAGCTTGCCGATAATGCCCTGGCGCAGCGTCTCGTCGGAGCCCGATTCGTTAGCCTTCACGAAGCCCGGGGTGCGCAGCGCAGCGGCCTCGGAATCCGGGCCGAGCACCAGGAAGCGGCCTTCGGTCGGCACGCCGTTCTTGTTCAGCGCGGCGCGCATGTCGAGAATGACGTCCCACAGGTCGTTCTCGGAGCCGCGCTCCACGTCGACGTTGCCGAGCTTCGTGCCAGCGCTCTTCACCATCTTGTCGCCGACGTAGGTATCCACGCCGGAGCGCAGCTGCATAGCAGCCTGGCGCACAGCCGGGTCGCGGAACGGGCCCGCGGCCATGGATTCGTCGGTGTCGTTGACGTAGAACGCGAAGTACTTGCCCTGGTCAATCTTCAGGGTGTTGTCCTCGACGTTGACCTGCTCGTACACCAGCGGCTCGAGCACGTTGTAGTCGCGGACGGTCGGGGCGGAGATGGTGCCGAAGTGGACGGTGTCGCCGACGCGGTTAATCTCGCCGGAGTAGCGGTCGTTCACGATGGTGGGCTGCGCGTACACCAGGTTCTTCTCGAACGGCTCCATGATTGCCGCTGCCCACACCTCGGGGATGAAGCCGTCGAGGCCCGGGTTGGTTACGGGTGCTGCCATAGTGGTTGCCTCCTAAGGCGTTACTGCTGCATGAGCTTGTTGATGGTTTCCCAGTCGCCCTTCGCCGCGAGTTCCTTCAGGTCTTCACGGGTGACGCGGGTGGCGTCGTTGCGGGTCGGGCTGGGGGTGTTCCCGGACGTGCGCGGGGCGTTGCCGGCGCGCAGCTGGGGGAACTGGTTGAGCGTGTCGGTGACGAGTTCGCCAGCCTTGCTGTCCCACTCGTCGCTGCCCCACTCGGGGAGGTTCCCGGAGCCACGCAGGTACGGCACCAGCATGTCGGGGTCTGCGCCGTTGTCCTTCGCCAGCTTGCGGAGGGTAGTGTCCTCGCGCATGCGGTTGAGCTCGGCTTGCAGTTTGTCCCGCTCGGCTTCGCGCTCCTGCGCCGCCTGCTTCGCCTGCTTAATCTGCTCCTCGGGGTCATCGTCGGACGGTTCGAAGCCGAGTACCTGGGCGAGCTTCTTCAGCGTCGCTGCTTGTTCCTCGGCCTGCTTCGCCTTCACGCGCCGGTCGCCGTTCTCGTCCTTCAGCTTGCGGTTCTCCGCCTCGTAGCGGGCAAGCTGCTTCTGCAGCTCCTCCATGCTCGGGGCGTTGTCGCGTGCCTGCTGCAGGTCGTGCTCGGCCTGCTGCAGGTTCTCACCGGCCTGGGCGTAATCGCCCTGCTCGGTGTCGTGCTGGGCCTGCTGCGCCTTGTCAGCTGCGGCCTGGGCGAGGTCTGCCGGGGTGGGGGTTTCGTCCGCCATTGTGTGTCTCCTCCTTGGGGGCTTGGGTGGTGTTCCACGCCTTGGTGGTAACGGAGGTGAGTATGTGACGGAACGTGTGGCGGTCAGTTTGCCTACTTTCAAACAACGTTTGAAACTGCCTGCTAGACTGTGCAGCAACAGCACCACCCGCGCCTCTCTACGATGCGCCTCCGGGTGGCCCTTTCTTTTATGCGCGTAGCTTCTCCCGCTCGTGCCGGCGCGTGAGGAAGCGGTGAGCGCCGACGTGCTCCCGCTGCGCTGCCTGCCACGCCCGCACCTTGCGCCTCGCATGGGCCCGCTCCTCCGGCGTAAGGGCCACGGCTTCACGCCTGCGCCACTGGCGGATATTCCGCTCAATCTGCCGCTGACGCTGCAGCGCCTTGTACTGGCGCTCGTTCTCCCCCTCCGACACCACCTTCGGGTCGGTGTAGGTGAACCCAGGGATGTAGGCACCCTCCGAATGCCTACAGTTCGGGTGGTGGTATCCGCGGGCAACCGCGTCCTGGAACGTCGCCACCGCTGTTACCGTCACCTGCTCCCCGGTCACCCGGTCGGTGAGAGTGTGGGTTCCAGCCCCGCCCCGAATCGCCAGCAGCTTCCCCTGGTACGGGTAGCACCACGGGTGGGAGGCCGGGTGCGTCGATACCTTCACCAGCTCAACCCCGGCGTCGCGCCAGCCGTCCATGTGGCCCTGGTTCAGCGCGTTCATGCGCCCGGTACGCACCGCCATGTCCGCGTAGGTGTCCATGCCCCAGCGTCGGCCCGCTGCGTCCCGGAAGGAGGTTATGCCCCGGTCGGCGAGCTGGTTCAGCATTGACTGCACCGCCTGCTGGTTGCTCTCGCCGGACACGACGGCCCGGGTGACGGTCAGGCGCTGCGCTTCCTGGTAGGCGTCGTGCACACTGCGCAGAATCTGCGGGTGCTGCGACACCACCGCCGTCGCGGTGGACACTGCGGTCGCCTCAACAGCCGCCGTCGGAATGAGGGACGGCACCGGGCTAGGGGTCTGCGCAATGGCTTCCCGCACCGCTGCCACGTACTCCGCCTCCATCTCCTGCAGCACCGCCTCGTCAAGGTGGCCGGCCAACTGGTCGAGCTTCGCCTGCGCGAGCTTCAGCAGGCGCGCCAGTTCGCGCTGCTGCTCGATGTAGTGGCGTTGCGTGCCCGACCCGTCGACCGAGCGGGCAATGAGGCGCAGCAGGTACACCTCGGCGTCACGGTACGCCTCAACAACCCGCGACTGCTGCTCAAGGGCCGGCACCTACTACTCCTCCATGCCCCGCGGCGGTTCGTCCAACCCCACGTTCTCGAACGGGTTCACCCCAACCTCGGCGCGCTGCTCCCGGGCGAGCTCGGCCAGCTCGGTATCAATCTGCTCCTGCGTCCACTCGGGGTGCAGACGGGTGACCGCGTACCGGGTTGAGGCGACCCCGGCGTTGCGCAGCGTCTGCACGGTGGTGGCCTCGTCCAGCTCGGTTGCCTGCACCGGCTCCGCCACCGACACGTTCACCGTATGGGTGGGTGGGGCGTAGCCGTTCAGCGCAGCGTCCATCTCAAGCCACGCCGTCAGCAACTCCCCCAGCCCGGCGCGGGCGTGTCGGCTCTTAGCCTTGTGGGTGTGAATGGTGCGGGTGGAGCGCGCCCGAATCTCGGTGGCGGTCATTTGGGCGCTGGCGTTCTCCAACCCGAAGGTGATGTTCGACCAGCCCGCCGACGACACAGCGCGCATATGCGTGTTGTCGATTGCCTGCATGTAGGAATCCACCCGCATGTCGAACTGCACCCGCTCGATGGTGTCCGCGGCGTCTGGGCTGGCGGACTGGGGTTTGGTGTAGACGTCGCGGAACCACTCGTACGACATGCCGCGCCCGGGCCCGTTGGAGCGCAGGTAGTGCTCGGGCACAACGAGCTTCGCCTTCGCACTGTCCACCTCGTGCATGAGGTCTGTCCACAGCATGTTCAGCGAGTGCCACACTTCCCCGCCCTTCACCACGTCGGACATGCCAAGGTAACGCAGGTACGGGTCGGTGCGCCACTGGGGGGAGCGGTCAAGGTTCGGGATAAGCACAGCGGTGGGGCGGGTAGCACCGGTGGTCACCCCACTGTCGGCGTCCACCACGTCCGCGAGGTACGCCGTCTCCGGCACCTCGGTGAACGGCACCACCATGCCCAGCTTGTGCTCGTCACCCTGGTGCAGCTCGTACTCGATACGCCCCGCGGTGTGGCGCTGCAACAGCCGGTACACATGCTTGCCCTGCCGGTAGGTGTCCCAGAAGACAATGGCGGTGACCCTGCCGTTGGTGAACTCGGGCATGCCCTGGTCGGCGTCTACCCACTCCACCCACGGGTGCGGGTCAATGTCGGTGTTCCACACCACCCTGCCGTACACCCAGCCCAGGCCGGCGCATGAGCGGAACGCTTGGTGCAGGTCGGCTGCGAAGGTGTCCGTGCCGGTGAAGTTGGTGAGCGCCACCGCGGCGTCGGTGTTGCCTTCGTCCGCGGGGTTCAGGGTGAAGCGGGGCGGTTCCCCCACCAGCACGTCGGCGGACAGGGTGGCGAGGTCGAACGGCAACGTGTCGAACTGCGTCACCGCGGGGGTTGCATTGTTGGGGCGCGGGGTGCCGAGCATGCCCCTAGCCACGCTGCCGAACAGCCCGCCGTTGAACTGGAACTGCGACGTGTACGGCTTCGGCTGGCGGGCGGCGTACAGGTCATTCTGCACCGCCAGGTCACCGGACAGCACCGCAGCGTCGTGGCGCACCTGGTCGAGCGCCGGCTTGTAGTGGGCTGGGGGCCAAGCGGAGGTGGGCGGGAGGATACTCATGCCCGGCATGTTCTTGTGTTTCGCGGGGCGGTCAGTCCTCCTCGACCGGCCAACCATCCTCCCCCAACTCCTCCTCCTCATCGTCACTACACCACAGGTCGAGCAGCGCGTGCGCTATGAACGGTGCCTCCTCTATCGGGATAGCGACAGCAGCGCCGGTAGCATGCTCCCCCTGCTTCGCCTCAATGATGATGAAGTCACCTAGCGCGTCCTCGGTGGTGCTGACGTCGAACCAGGTGTCCGTGGTGTCGTACATGCCGCTTATGCTCGCTAGGGTTCGGGAGCGGTCAGCATTGCGCGCCACAGGTGACGCGACGAGTGCACCGCGTAGCGGGCGGCGTCCACGTGGTCATCGTGCTCCTTCACGGGCTTGTCCTCCCCACGCTCCGCCGCCTTCGCGTCCCACACGTAGGTCGGTAGCTCGTCAAGCAGGTGAGCGCATGAGGCGTGCACCTTCAGCTGCCCGGCCATGAGCAGGCTGTCCAAGGTGCGGATACCGTCAAGCACCTTGTTGTCGGCCCGGTGGGTGGTGAGCCCGCGTCGTAGTAGCTCCTCACGGAAGCTGGCCGCGGCAGGGTCGGCGTACATGTACTGCGGCCAGTGCGGGAGCGTCGCCGTCCACTCCTCAAAACTGGTCGCCAGCTCGAAGTCTGTGGCACGCCGGGTCGGGTTGGGTGACCATTCGTTGTGCAGGTACAGGCGGTAGGTGTCTTGCCCGTCCTCGACGCTGCGCCCCAGGGATAGGGCGTACCCTGCGGTGGGGTGCTCGGTGCCGTAGTCCACGCCGACGCTGAACGTTTGCAGCAGCTCGGGGAGTTCCTGCACCGTCATGGTGTCCTCGTCCCAGCCCTGGAACACCGCCCCTTCGGCGGCAACCCAGCGCCCAAGAATGAACCGCTGGTAGAACACTCCGGTATACAGGGCCTTCTGCCGCTCGACGTACTCCGCCGGCAACCCGGGGTTGTCCGCCATCGTGAACGTCGCGTGATAGGTGTCCGTCTCGTCCGGGCGCTGAATGTAGTCCGTGAGCAGGTAGTGGCGCTGGTTGCCCGGGTTGGTGGTGATGAAGCACTGCGCCCCCTCAACACGTAGGCGGGTGAGCAGCATGGTGAACACCTCGTGCGGCATGAGTGTGCCCTCGTCCACGAAGGCGTAGCGGATGGTCATGCCCCGGATACGGTCGGACGCCTTGATCGTGCCCATGCCGATAACGTGCACGGTGCGCCCGAACATGAGGGCGGTGTCCGCGTTGTGGTTGTAGCGCACGTGCTCACGGAACGGTGCGAACAACGGGTGCGATTCGATAAGCGAGAAGACGTTACGGTACACCGACGGCAGGCTGTACCCCATGATGACAATGTCGCCCTCCGCCGGGGCGTTCTGAATCTTGTGGAGCATGAGCAGCAGCCAGGTGAACGTTTTGCCACCGGACACACTGCCGTCCCACACGTTGATGAAGCGGGTGGAGTGCGCCCACGCCTGCTTCTGCTTCGGCGACAGAGTAACTGCCACGGGCTACTCCTGCTCGCCAGCTGCCTTCTCGAGCGCGGCCACCTCCGCGGCTACCGCCTGCGCCAACGTGTCGAGCTCGGAGACGCGCTCCCCCTTCACCTCGAACTTCACCGCCGCATTCAGGCCCAGCAGCCGCGCCCGCTGCTCCGACACCTTCAGTACCTTCTCCCCCGCTTTGAACGCCCGCTCGTGGTCTTCGCGCTGCAACATGTCCGGCAGGAACCGCTGGTACACGAGGGCGAGGCGGTCAACCTCCTCCATCACGAATTCCTCAACGGTGGGTTTGAACGTCGCGTCTATCGCGTCGCGGTAGTCACGCCGCACCTGCGATTCGGATACCCCGAGCTTGCCGGCAATCTTCTCCATCGTGAGCCCCTGCCGGTGTTTCATCTCAACGACCTTTTGTGCGCGCTCGGCGCGTTCTGGGGTCATGCCGGTGGGGTATGCGGGCATTGGGTTCTCCTGTGCTGTGGTTGTGTGTTCCGCCCCCTTCTGTGCGCCTGGGCGGGTCAGGGCTTTACCTGCTGGTTTAGGTGGTGTCGGGGTACCGTGTGGCTACTGTCCAGGTGCGGGTGTGGCCGTCGTTGTTGGGGCCGGTGAAGGTGTGGAGCACCCCGTCGGGGTAGTGGGTGGCCGTGTGTTCGTCCGGCGTGTGGAGGAAGCTCTGCACGTAGCAGTCCACCACTTGGCGGGCTTCTTCCATGAGGTGTTCGGCGTGTTCCATGTCCACCCCCACCTTGTTGAGCATGTCGCGTACTTGGTCGGTGCTGTACCAGCCGGGGCCGTGCAGGTTCACCCCACCATTGCCCGCTGGCAGCGGCCCGCCGTGGTCGTAGCGGGGGTCGCGGGGGTGGCACATGGTGCAGCGCCCGCACACGTCGCACTCGTCGGCTGCGGGGCAGGTGATGTTCCCGTCACTCATGCTTCGCATGGTGCGTCACCTGCGGGTGCGGTCAGGCTTGCTGGTGAGGTGCCATGCTCCGCAGGGGCAGCGGTACACGCGGGTGGGGAGGTGCTTGCCGGGGCGGGGTTGTCGCCATTGCCGGCGCAGTGAGGCGTGCGCTTCACCGCGGTTGGGGTAGGCGTGCTTGTTGGGGGTGGGGCAGTTCTTCCCGAGGCTGGCTTTGCTGGCTGCGCGCTCGCGGGATATGCGCTTCTGACGGGCCGTGCGGGTCATGCTCCCGCCCCGTGGTCGAGGAGGTGTTCCAATGCCTCCTCGGGGCTGTCGAACCCGCGGGTGAAGTCCTGCCATTGCTCGTGCAGCGGGGGCAGCAGGTGCAGAGTGACGGTGGCCATGCCCGGGTAGGGGAACTCGTCCGGGGCGTCACCCTCCGGTTCTGGTTCTGCGTCGGCGGTGAGGGCTTCGAGCGCTTCCAGGTCGGCCTCACCCCACCCGGTGCCGTCGAACACATCCAACGCTTCTAGTTCCGCTAGAAGCGCGACGTGGTCGTAGGAGGCGAGGTCACTAGACCTGTTGTCGGTGAGTGCTAGGCGGCGGGCCTGCTGCTCGTCCAGGTGGACGATATGCACCCACACCACGCCCCACCCTTCGTTCGGGTGTTCCTCGTTGAGTTCCCGCATGGCCTGCACCAGGTGATTCCCCGCCAGAACGATGCAACCGTCCTCGGTGTCATTCACCACCGCAGGGCGGTACTGCCCATGCTCCAACAAGGAAGCCTTAATCAGGGTCACGTCGCCGTTGCGCGGGTTCCCACGGTACGGGTGAAGGTCACCCACCGGCAGGGTTGTTCTCGTCTCCATACCGGGGCATGGTGCCCCACCGGGCCACGCGGTCAGGCGACGGTGAACGAGCGGCCCGCTGCTCGCACCACCAGGGGAAGCGATGAAAGCAACGGGCCGAATCGGGGTTAGGGCCCACCCCACGGCGAAACCTACCCCACAAGCGAAGACCCCGCCATACAAACGTAGAGGGCGGGGTTCGCGTACCAGCTAGTCTACCGGGCCACTAAACCTGCGCTTCGCACTCTCCATAATCCGCTGCTTATCCGTCTCCGATAATGTGCCCGCTCGACCGCTAGCCCAGTCAGGGAATAGCCGCTCTGTCCGCACGTTTATCGCCGCCCCCGCAGCATTTACGAAGTCCACCAGGGCGCGCACATCACCCTCGAGCCATGAGGCCTCCCCCGCGTTGTCGGCGGACTCTACAACCACCTTGCCGTTCGCGTCCACCACAACGTCCGCTGCCGTGTCCCGCCCGTCCCGGTACAGCACGCCCTCGTAGCCGTCCGTGTCCGGCTCCGGGTACACGCGCAGGCCTTCCAGGCCGGTGGTGGAGGGCTTCGGGCGCACTATCCGCCACGGGGTGGGGTGCGCCTCCAAATAATCACTGATCCGCCAGAAATTACTCATTCCACGGTTTCCCTTCCTGCGGGTAGTGCTCCCGATACCAGGCCAACTCGCGGCGTTCCTCCGCCCGCGCACCCCGCGCATACGTGTTCTCCCTGGCGCGGTACTTCACCCGCTGCTCCTTCATGCACACCTTGCAGGTGTACTGGTGCCCGTCCGGGGAGGAAGTAAGACGGTGGAACTCCGACAACGGCTTCTCCCGATTGCAAACGTTGCACACTTTCGTCGCCATGCCCCCACGATACGACCTAGCTACCTGTGGAACCATACCCACCTTCACCGCGTTCCGTGTTGTCCAGGTGCGCTACCTCTACCCACTCCTCGCGGTCGCACGGCACAACCACCAGTTGCGCAACCCGTTCCCCACGCTTAAGGCGCGCATGAATACGGCCTGTGTTCCGCAAGCACACCTTCACTTCGCCGCGGTAACCCGCGTCAATCACCCCGGTGCCGTTGGCCACGTCAAGGCGACGCTTCACCCCGAGCGACGAGCGGGCGAACAGTAACCCCACGTACCCCTCGGGTACTGCGACGCGAACGCCGGTTCCGAACACGCGGGACACGCCGGGACTGATCACGTCCGTCTCCCAGTCAGTGCCCTGCCCTTCACCCGTATCAATCGACCACGCGGTGAGGTCAACGCCAGCGTCCGTGGGATGCGCCCGCTTCGGGGTCGGCACATCCGGGTGCACCTTCGAGAACTCAATCATGCTGCTTGCTCCTTTGCTTTCCTGCGACGCTCACGCCGGCGCCTGTTTACTTCGTCACGGTTCTGCGCGTTCCACAACCGGCTCCTGCACGCGTTGCACAGCCCTGTGCTGCGGAACGGCTCCAGGCCGTGACACACCCGGCAATGCGTAACCCCCGGTTTCTCCCGCAGGTCGTCAATGTCGTCCCACCACATAGGCACCGGCCAGCCACCGCGCATAGCAGCCGCAGTCGCGGTGCGCACCGGGTCGGCGGCGTGCTCCCGCCAGTACCGTTCGATTACCTCGGCCCTGCCGCGGGCTATCCACTCGCCCTCCTCGTTGACGATGAAGGACACGGTGGACGTTGGGAGGCCGGTTCCCTTCGCAATGTCGCGCCCGGTGTGGCCCGCGGCCTGCAGGCTCTGCAGCCGGCGCCGGTACGGCCACACCTCAACGCGGAACGGTTCGGGCTCGAGCTCGCGCAGCGCCAGCAGCTTCTCCGCGGTACTGCGGTGCATGGTCGGGTTGTGCGCGATTCCGAGAATCGTGTTCTCGGCAAGCCCGGATTCGCGGGCAATAGTGCGGTTGCTCCACCCGGCGCGCTTCAGCTCGGCAATGAGCACCCGCGAGCCCTCGGTGGACACAAGGGGGTGCTGAAGACCCTTTACCTCCGCATGCTTCTGGCAGTACGGGTAGCCCGGTTTGCGGGCGCGGTTGGGGCACCTGCCGAATCTGCCGGTCGCTTGGCACTGGCCCTTCTCCTTCCCCATTAGAACTCCCAGTCCGAATCTGTGGTGTCTTCGGCCTTGCCCATGACGTAGCTGCTGCCGCTGCCGCTGAAGAAGTCGTGGTTCTCATCCGCATTGGGCGACAGCTGCGCCATAATCTCAGGCTGCACCTGCGTCTCGTCGGCGGGGAACAGCGCCTCGTATCCGAGGTTGTTCAGCGCCTTGTTCGCGTTGTAGCGGAGGAACACCTTCACGTCCTCGGTGAGGCCCAGTGGGTCGTAGATCGCCTCGGTGTAGTCGCATTCGTTCTCGTACAGGTCGTACAGGAGCTCGTACACCATCTCTTTGACGGCGTGCTGGCCCTGCTCATTTTTGTCCTGCAGGTGCCGCTGGAACTTGTAGCCGATGTAGTAGCCGTGAACGGCCTCGTCGCGGATAATCAGGCGGATTATGTCGGCGGTGTTCGTCAGCTTCGAGTGGCTCGCCAGGTGTAGCGGCCAGAAGAACCCGGAGTAGAACAGGAAGGATTCGAGAATGGTGGACGCGGCCTTCTTCAGCGCCGGGTCGCTTCCTCGGTAGAACTCCTCCACGCGCTCCGCCTTGTACTGCAGCTGCTTGTTCTCACGCCCCCACCTGAACGCCCGGTTGATTGCCGGGGTGTCTGCCAGCGTCATGAAGATGTTGGAGTACGACTTCGCGTGCACGGATTCCATGAACGCGATGTTGGTCAGTACGGCTTCCTCGTGCTGGGTCTGCGCGTCACCGATGAGGGAGACGGATCCCACGGTGCCCTGCAGTGTATCCAGCAGCGTCAGGCCCGTGAACACGCGCATTGTCACTTCGCGCTCGGCGTCCGTAAGCAGGTTCCAGGACGGAATGTCGTTCGATACGGGCACCTTCTCCGGCAACCAGAAGTTGCCGGTGAGGCGGTTCCACACCTCTAGGTCTTTATCGTCAGGGACGGTGTTCCAGTTGATGGGTTCAATCATGCTGCTGCCTTCCTTTTGATTCGTGCGGTGTAGCCTTCTGCCTCCCATTCGGCGGCTACGTCAACCGCCGCGTCTTGGGTGGTGTAGTCCCTGCCGTCGACGGGGAGCCATTCGCCCCAGGCGACGCCGCCGTTGACGCCACCAACCCAGATTTCGGTGATGTAGTCGTTCACTTCTCCTCCGGGAAGATGGTCGGTGCAATGGTCGTGAGCTGGTCGCGCACCATGCCCATGACCTCTTGCATTTCCGCGTCCGCGTCCGGGGCGGTGCGGCGCTCGATTACTTCGTGCCATGCGCGCAAGTTGCCGGTGACCACAATCCGCGTTTCGGTCATGTTCGGGAGCGCGGCGCGGGCGGCTTCGCGGACCTGCTTGCGGGGCAAGCCGTCGTCCGTGAGCACGTCCACGATGGTGCTGTAGTAGTGGGAGGTTTCGCGCTCGAGTTCGAGCAGTACGTCCTCCTCGCCGCGCATGGCGGGCGGCACCACAATGTCGGCGCGGCCCTCGTCTACGAAGCGCTGGGAGAGTTGGCTGTACGACAGGTGGCGGTGGCGGATTAACTCGTGGGTGAAGGCGCGGGACACGCCGGTGATGTAGAACGTGGCGGTGGCGTGCTCCGCAATGCTCCAGTGCTTCTGCTCGAACAGTGTGCGGCGTAGGTAATCGGCGGTGGTGGCCGTGGCCGGGTTCGGGCGGTTGAAGCTCTGGTAACAAGCCCTGCCAGCGAACTCGGTTATGTACTCCGCGTGGGCGGTGCCCTGTTGGGGTTCAAGCCACTCGGCGGCGTGGGGGGCTGTATCCAGCGTTCCGTCCAGTGTGGTGACAGTGGTGTGGGCAATGAGGGTCACGCCGGGTTCGGCGATTCTGGTCATTGGTTGTTCTCCTTCAGTCGGTTGATTTCGCGGTTGATGTACCAGCGGGCCTTCTCCAGGTCTTGCAGCACGTCGCCCTTCACCCGTCCGTCGACGCTTCCGGCGCGGGCCAAATACTTAGCCGCATTGCCGCAGTTAAACGTGAGGTTCTCCGCAATATCGATGACCTCCGCACCGTTGCTGAACCCGGTGTAATGCTGCGGGTGGTTCACAGGGTCACTCACGGGTCACCTCGCTAGCGATCTCCACTGCGGCGACCCGCATTTGCCGTGCCATTTCCGCTGCCGTGGTGGGGGTTAGCCGTAGCCGTCCGCCGTCCCACGCGACGCACACGTAGCCACCCTCGCGTTCAACCTTGATTTCCTTGAGCTCCATCATTGGTTCGCCTCCGAGTAGTCGGCGGACCCAAGCAAGGCGTGGGCGAAGTCGCGGGCCTGTTCAATGCTCATGTAGACCGACACCTCGTCGAATTTGCCGAGAGAGAACTCCACTTCCCCGAACCAGGTGCCGACGAGGATGCTGTCATCGTCGTAGCGCTCGGGATCGTCGTGCATGTTGATGATGGTGCTGCGTACCGGCACTTCTATGCTGGCGTAGTCGGATTTCAGGGTCGGTAGGTCTGGCGCGAGTAGGCCCGCGTCTGCGAGGTCTTGCGCGATACATTCCGGTTCTCGGCAGGGGTCGAACCCGTGGGCGCGGATTACGTCGGCTGCGCGGTCGATAGTGCTCATTCGGTGTCTCCGTTCAGTAGGCCGGTGAGTGCGCGGGCTACGGATTCGAGGTTGCTTGCGACGGCTGGCGCGTCCGGGCTGTTGAAGTCCCGGCACATTGCCGCGGCGCTGGTGCACGTGTCGCGCTGCGCTTCGATTCCGTCGCGCAGGCGGATCAGTTCGTGTGCGAGGTCTAGCCATGTGTAGCGGGTGGTGGCGGCTGCGCCCTGCTCCATCTCCGCGACTAGCTCCCGCAAACGGTCGTAATCAATGCTCATTGGTGTCTCCGTTCAGTAGGTCGGTGAGACGCTGCTCTGCTTCGAGGTAGGCTTCCCGCCGGGGGACATTGGGGGCGTATTCCGCTTTTTCTCCGAGGTCATCGGCAACCTGCTTCACCCCGTCCCGCAAGCGCAGTAGTTCGCGGGCGAGGTCGATCCAGATGTAGCGGGTAGTCGCCGCCACACCCTGCTCCATCTCCCCCACCAGCTCCCGTAGCCGGTCGTAATCAATGCTCATGCTTGTTCCCCCTCGTCTCGTGTGGTGCCGTCTGGGTGGTGGGTGCGTCCGTATTCGTCTACGACCCCGATTTTGCAGTGTGGGTGCGCGACGAGGAACCGGGCCGTGTGGAGACGGAAGTAATCTTCGGGGATCATGCCGTCGCGCCAGGCGGCGGCGATCCGGTCGCGGTTGTCGAGGTCGGCCCAGATTTGCTCTAGGTCGTGTAGGTGTTGGCCGGATTCATCGTCGTTTTCGATTGGCGGGTTGTGCGATTCGCACCGCAAGTACAGATACGTGCTCATTCGTGTTCCTCCGTCTTGGTGGGTGTGAGTTTGTAGCGGCTTGTCCCCGGATTCCAGCCGTAGGTGCCGCAGTCTGGGCAGCGGACGTTTTGCCAGCGGTGGCCGATCCTGCGTGCCGCTTCCTCCGCCGCGTCCCCATAGCCGTCGGGGAGCGGGAAGTCATGCAGCCGGTGGGGGCACTCGTCACGGGTGGTGCCCACGCCGGTTTCCCCTCCACACAGTCGAATGAATGTGGTCATGCTTCCTCGGTTTCGTGTCGGTTGTTGGGGGTTGGTTGGTATTCCCAGCCGGGTTGCGCGCCGATTAGTGGCGGGAGCATGGGGTCGGGGTAGTGGCGGCGGCGTTCAACCACACGGAGCCAGCGCCAGCCGTGGTTGCGGGTTTCCACGGGGCGCCACGCGAACCACCGCTGCCACGGGCCGTAGGTGCTGCTCATGTGTGTTCCTCCTGTTCTGCGAGGGCGAGTAGCGCGAGTGCGAGGGGTTTTGGGCCTTTGTTCCAGTTGTCTTGCGCCCAGTAGTTGGCGCTGCTGTAGTTGGCGTACAAATCCCCGTTAATGTCTTTATGTACCGACTTCTTTAGGTCGTGGTTCCTGGGCAGCACGACTTCGCGGGTGCGGGCCATGCGGTCGGCGTAGGCGACGGCTTCGGCGTGGTGGTGGAACATGCGGACACACGGCACGCTCGCGTCCACCACCGTCTGCGGTCGCAGTGAGTGGTAGTCCCTCGGGTAGGCCAGCCACTTCCTGCTGTAGATGTGCTGCTTCACTTCCCAGCGGCTCATTCGACTACCTCCGGCTCCCCCACCAAGCGGCGGACAATGCGGGTTTTAATGTCCGGGTTCATGCACTTGAGTAGGGCCACCATTTCAGCGGCTTCGTCGTGGGTCGGTCGCCAGTCGTACATGTGTCTGTAATCACCGTTGTCGTCGATGCCTGTCTGCACCGCGTACTCGTAGTGCATGCTGGCGACTAGTTCCGCGAGTGCGGGGGTGGCTTCTACCAGCGGGGCGTACTTCGCGGCCACGGTCACGGGGCGTTGCCCGTCCCCCGCTTCTTGGCGTGCCGTGTTGAGTAGCTCGCGGGCCTTGTCCGGGGTGATGTTGGTGGTCACTTGCCCCACCCCCAGCGCAGCACCTGCCGCTCCGTGCCTGCCATCTCGCGGTCGGTAAGCCGGGTTTTAACCTTGCGCCAGGCTCCGAATTGGTTCTTTTGCCATGCAAAGTAATGGGATTCCGCGACTACGGTTCCGGCGGGCGCGTTCGCGTAGTCCTGCTCGGTCACCAGCGTTTCCGGGTGGGTCGGTTCTTCCGGCGCCCCTACCTCGCGCAGTTCGTACCGCTTCCCGTTCGGGGTGATGGTCTTCGGGGATTCCAGCACCGGGCGACCCAGGCCCATCTGGTCTACGTCGCAAACACGGATATTTCCATGCAATTTATCCAGCATGACCACCTCGTGCCCATCAGCGTCTACAGCCCCGGCCAGGTAGTGCTTCTCGTCGTTCCACTCCACGTCCGCCATCGTCAGTGGGTCTGTGGTGGCCATGATGTGCTCGCGAGCAGCCTTAGCGGCACCCGTCAGGCTGTTCGGGTTGCGGGATTCAGCCCACTCACGGGCTAGGCGTGCGGTTTCGTTACTCATTGGTGTCTCCGTTCCGGTAGGGGTCGGTCGCCAGCTCGTAAATCAGCAGGCCCGCGAGGGCGTAAACAACCGGGAGGATTGCGCCGGTGCCGGCCATGATTACGGGCACCGACAGGGCAGCGAGTGCCGCGATAATGAGGAAGATGATTGCGCGGTTGGTCATGGCTAGGCCCCCTGCAGGATGTCGTGGAGGGAGCGGGCGGGCGCCACATCGTCGGCGGTGTCGCGGACGATGTTCAGCGCGAGGTTGAGGCCGGGCAGTTCCGCTGGGGTGGCGGTGGTGCGGGCTTCTTTGAGGCGTTGTTCTGCCATGTCGAGGGCGCGTAGGCCTTCGTTGTTCCCGTGGTACATGACGGGGTTCCTTTCTCCGCGTTGCAGCGCGGTCTATGTGGTTGTGCGGGCCGGTTGGCCCTGGTGCCCGTGGCGGGGGCTTGAACCCGCCTGCCTGCCTTGTCGGGCTAGTTGTCGCCGCGGACGTCGGCTACGACGTCCCAGAAGTCCATGCCCTCGCGCTCCACGAGCTGGCCGTCCTCGTTCCATTCGGTCATGCGGTGGGCGACTTCCTGCGCTTGCTCGCTGGTGAGCTCGACATCTCCGAGGCCCGGGGTGATGTTCTGCTCGATGTAGTCGGCGGTGGTGGCGTAGGTGGCCATCTTGTGTCCTTTCTGGGGTTGCAGCCCCTCTGCTCTTTGTTTGTACCCCTAGTTTATTACACACTTTGTCATAATGTCAAAGGGAAACCGAAACGCCCTCCGGCTCACCCAAAACCTGCAGGTAAACCCCCTCACACCCCTTCTCTACCAACGAAATCGCACACGACGATTCAGTCACAATCCACCAGCAGTCATCCTCAACAACACCCGCGTCCACCAGCCCGTCAATCGCAGGCTTCAGCGTCGCAGTGATGTTCTCCCGGTCACGCCGACGCCGGTCAGCCACCAACCACACCAGCCGCACCTTCGCCGTCCCCAACCGCGGGATACCCGCCTGCCGAGCCAGCAGCGCCGACGCCTCCCGCACCGCCTTCTGCTTCTTCGCCCTAGGAGCCCAATGCTCGCGGTCATTGAGCGACAGCGGCGGCTTCACCCACGGCAACTTCAAGTCCCACTGCGTCACGCCAGCGCCTCCCGCTCAAACAACGAGAACTGGATAACCACCTCGCGGTCACGGCGGGGCGGGGCCGAGTGGCGCTTCCGGTCAACCTGCTTCCGCAGCCCCACCCGTACCTCACCATTAGCCCGGGCCCGAGCCAACTCCTCGTTGTACGCCTTACGGCAGTTCGTGCAGAACCCCCGCCCCCGGTGCATTGCGTACCCGTCCGGCACACGGTCACGCGTCCACCGCACCATTGGCGTGCCGCAGCTTTTGCACCTGTCCCCTGCCTTCGCCCGCGGCGTCACCTCGACGGCAGGGGGAAGCTCCCCCGCCCGGGCCGCGAGCTCCATAGCTGCGCGCTGCGAGCCGTCGCAGTACACCCCGGCCTGGATCACACCGACCGCGGGGTGTTGGTTGCTGAAGTCGATACTTGAGCCGGCTGTCAGCGCCTGCTTCGCGCACTGGTTGATGATGGGGCACTCTTCGCAAATCTGTATCGCACGCACTGTCGATGGTGCGTCACGGCCAGCCGGGTTGGTAAACAGCTCCCGGTCTTGGTATGTGCATTTCGCGCCTTCCACATCGGCCACACTAACACCATCGGGTGTGTATTGCGAGCGGTTTCAGTTCCCACCCGCAATGAGGGTGAGCACGCGGGAGAGCTCCGCGACGTGGGAGGGTTCTAGCTCGATGGTTTGGCCGTTGACCTCTATTTCGTAGGCGGTGAAGGTGTCCTTCGGGTCGTGCGCCCTGGTGACTTTGCAGGGCGCACCAGGCGGGGTGAGGGCTGTTGTCTCAATCATGTTAGGAAGTCTGCTCCGGGTGGTTATGCGGTCGGCTCGGTGCCGTCAATGGTAGAACACATTTGCGACGTACACGAACACACGTTCTAATTACATGGCCGGGGATAGCGTTGCAGCACTACCCCAAAACTCCCCTTCTCCGTGAAACCAACTACGACACGGAAACGAACGGAGCCTCAACCCCCAGCCGTCGTCGGATAAACTCAACCCCCGCCGGCTTCACGTACGTTGTGTGCTTCAAGAACTCCCGCCCGTCCGCGTTAACATACTTGTGCGGACGAACCAGAAAGTAGCGCTCATACTGCCGGTACGGGGTGTTGTACAGGTGCCCCGACGGGATAAGCACTCGTTCCTTCCGTAGCCTGCGGAACAACTCGTTTTGCCCCATGCCCAGCATTTTCGCTACTGCACCCATGTAGTAGGTGCCGTCGGTTCGCATGAAACTGTCGAACGCCTCTGCCTTGGGGCGCGCCTCGTCCGCTTCGGCTTCCGCGACGTGGGCACGCGCCATTGCAGCCTCGGAGAGTTCCACCGCTTCGGCCTTCTCGGCCTCCAGGCGCTCCATCTTGGAGTTGGCCACCATGAGGGCACGGGAGAGTAGTTCCTCGTCCGTGAGTTGTGCGGGTTGCTGCGTTTCGGCCTGGCGGGTGCGGGTGGCGAAGTATGCCTGCGCGGACGCGACTTCCGGCTTGTTAGGGTCGCCGTTCATGGCGACGAGGTACGCCGCGAACCGGGTTAACTCGTAGTCCTCTTGTGGACGGCCCGCGGTCTTTTTACTAGATCGGATAAAAAGGCTGGTAACGTCCATTTTTTGGTTGTGCGCTGCCTTAATGGCGCGGTTCAGTGCGTTCTCGAAGTTCTGCCACTTGCGGTAGCCCATGAGTTGGGCGAGGTCGCGGGCGCTCCAAAACTCGGAGCCGTCCTCGCGCTCCTGGCGATACACGTCAAAAGGGGTGGGGGATTGTTCTGCCCCTGCGGGTATGACAAACTGACCCATGATTCAACTCCTTATTAGTTGAGTCCACGCCACGGGGTGTTGGTAGCACCGCCGTGGCCCAAAAATATCGGGCACCAGGTCTAAGTGACCTAGTGCCCTTTAACTTACCCGACCCTTGCCATTTTGTCAATGGTCAGCGGTCGCCAGAAACAATCCGGCTCACCCACGCTGTTGAACGACCCAACCGGCGCGCAATCTGCCCACGGCTCACTCCACCGTCTACGGCTCGCTGGAACTCCAAACGGCGTGCAGCCTTAGCAGCCTCCACCGCGCCTTCGTAGTCCTGGTGCGCCTCAACGGCAGCGGCCAACAGCTCGTCATGCTCACTGTCCACTACTGCCCCGCAAGAACTAGCTTCAAACCATTCACGCCCTGCCCTTGAATAAGGTGAGGGCAACCCGTAGCGGTAGCTGCTAAGAACGCCGGGGTCACCTTATCCTCCGGTACGTCCTTCACCTGGGCACGAATTGCAGATTCCCCCTTGGCGCGGATTGTCTCAAGGGACTCTGACTGTTCCTGTTCCGCGTACCCGCAAGACAAAATAACGACGCTGCGGAATGTATCGTTTGACAGCCCTACAGACTTCGCACCCTGCTCCATGAGCCAATCATGGGTAGGTTTCGCCTGTTCATCTACTGGGTCTTTGTACTCGTAGGTGCTGGTGGCTGGCTCTGCGTCCTCGTCGGAGGTGTCGCCGCACGCGGTGAGGGTGAGCGCGGTGGCCGCGGCCAAAGCTGCAATTTTCTTATTCATGGGTTCCGTCTCCCTTGTTGTTTTCTGTGTTCCCGCCGTTACCTTACCCGGCGAGCGTTCCTAGAACGGCGGCTCCGGGTCGCCGCCGCCGAACCCGCCCGTGTCGCCGGTCGCGCCGCCCCACGGGTCATTCTGCGGCGTCTGGCCGCTCTTCTGCCCCCAGCCACCCTGCTGCTGACCCCCGCCGCCATTCGACTGGTTGCGGTTCACCTGCGCGGTGGCGAACTTCAGCGACGGAGCCACCTCGCGCACGTTCACCTCAAACACGGTGCGCTGCTCCCCCTCCTTCGTCTGGTAGGAGCGCTGCTGCAGCTCGCCGGTGACGTTCACCCGCATGCCCTTCTGCAGGCTGTTGGCCACGTTCTCCGCGGCCTCCCGCCAGATGTTGCAGGTGAGGAACGTGGTGTCGCCGCCCTCCCACTGATTCGTCTCCTTGTTGAACCGGCGGCTGTTGGCAGCGACGCGGAAGTTCGCCACCGCAGCGCCCGAAGGGGTGTAGCGCAGCTCCGGGTCTGTGACCAGGGTTCCGCCCTCGATGTTGATGTTAGGAAGTGCCATGTTTCCTGTTCCTTGCGTTGAATTCGTCTCGGTTGAGTTTCAGTTTCGTCTCCGCGTCTCGGGCGTGCGTTGGGCACAGCCCGAAGTACGCTCCTAGCCGGTCGTGGGGGTCTATGAACCCCGTGCAGCGGCTGTACTGGCAGTGCCCTACTTGGTGCCTACCCATACGGCGTTCACCCCTCCGTGGCGCTTCGGCTGCGTCGAGCAGCGGTATCCGGTCTTGCGGATAATCCCGCGGCGCGACCAGGCCATGAGGAGGCCTCCGTATGCGTTCGGGGTTGTGGGGTCGCCGGCCTGGTCGAGGAGGCGGCGTAAATCGTCGGCGGTGAACTCACGCCCGGTGTTCGCCAGGTAGCCCATAGCCCGGTCTGCTGCGACGTGCCAGCCGCGGTGCACAGCAATGTTGGCGTAGTAGGCGGCTTCTGCCGGGTGCGTTTCGCCCCACAGCGGGTCTTGCGTGCCCATCATGCCGACGGTGCCCCCGGGAAGGCGCGGAGGTAGCTTTGTGCCTCGCGCAGTTCCGCGACCGCTTGGTTCAGCTTCGCGTGGACGTACGGCTTGTCGAGGCCGGCGTCTTGGTAGCTGTGCAGCGCCTCGTAGCATTCCTCGAGCGCGCCCGTGAGTGCGCCTTCGAGGTTGCCCAGGGCCGTGAAGGTGGGCAGTTTCATTGTGGTGTCCTTTCTCCGGTTGCAGCCGGTCTTGTGACGTTGGTGAGGGGCGCAGGGTCGCAGTGCCGCTCCCGCGACGGTGGGAATAGTGCCGTCGCATTGCCCGTGAGCGGGTACGCCCTTGCGCGGTGCTGAAGTACGCCAAAACGCACCACCGCCCCTGCGTGCCCGCCTGCGGGGTTGAACCGCAGCGCACCCGGTGAAGGGCGCGGGCCCGGCGCGGGCTACCTATTCGATTGTGTGGTGTGCCAGCCGTCGGCACGAGGCGCAGTATCGCCCGGCTCCGGTGGCGGTCAGGACTGGGAGGGGTAATTCTCCTGCACCCAGTCCTCATCCCATCCGATGTTCTCCCGCTCCATGTAGTAGCTGGTGGTGGAGGGGTAGACGGTGTACTTGACCTCGCCGTTGATCAGTCGGTGGAACGCCTCGCGCTCTTGGTCGTAGCGGGACCGCTTCTCCCGAATCTGGCGGTTAATCTCGTCGCCGTCGGCCACACGGCGAATGGTTGTTCCGTCCACCTCGGCAAGCGGGTTCTCGTGTGCTGCAGCCACCAGCGTCTTCCACAGGTCGAGCAGCTCCGGAGTTTCCAGCACCAGCTGGTTCACCGTGAACAGCTGCGCGCCCTCAACATTGCCCCAGTAGGGCTTCACGTCGTCGTATGAGCGGGGCGGGTTGGTCTTCGGCAGCTCGTCTAGCGTTGCGCCGGCGTACTCCGACATGGGGGCGGATTCTGGCTTCTTGGACATGGTGGTGTCCCCTTCCTCCGGGTTGCAGCCCGGTCTAGTAGTGGTGGCGGTGTTGCCACCTCGTGCGCGCCCCGGCCTCGAACCGGAGAGGGTTCCACCCGCGCTAGTTGTACGCCAGGGCGTTCAGGCACTCCTGCGGCAGCAGCACCCACGCCACGTCGAGCACCGCGTTCCAGAACTCGACCTGCATTGCAGCCTCCATCACTCGCCCTCCTTCCCCATCAGCCCGTACTCGGTCATGTACCCGGCGAGGGCCTGGTTCGCCCGGGACGCCGCGTCTGCCAGCGCCTCCCATGCCCGCAGTCGCTCGTCGTACGGAGCTACCCGGGCGGCGCTCTCCAACGCCCGCTTCGCGTCCATGCCGGCACCGAGCAGGGCGCGCTCCATGCGCACCCGGTCGGCTTCCTGCGCTTTGCTGTTCACTACCGCTCCCACCCGTCGAGCGTGTCCACCTCGGGGTCACGCGGAGCCTCGGGGCCGGCCAGCAGGTCGTAGGCGAGGCGCGCCGTCTGCAGGACTGCCCCGACGCTGCGCACGGTCATGACGCGGATCGTTTCGGTGTTCCCGTTGTCCTCGTTGCGCAACGTGATGGCGTGGCACCCCGGGTCGAAGTCGAGGGTCGCGGTGAGGTTCTCGTACGCGAGGTGGTCACCCACCCTCCGCCAGTGCTTTGCGATGTGGGGTGCGCGTTCGAGCAGCATGTCCATCGTTGTGTTCCTTCCTCGGCGTTGCAGCGCCGTCTTGGTGCGGGGCGGGTGCCCCTAGTGCCCGTGGGGAGGCTCGCACTCCCCTGCCTGCTGGTCGGGCTGATTGCCGGCCCGGAGGCTGGCGGTTGCGGTTAGTCGAGCTCGAGGGCCAGGTTGTCGAGGGCGTAGGCCAGGTCGCGGAGGAACGCAGGGAGGGCTGAGCCGTCGGCGTACATAAGCTCTTGGACGGTGTCTTCGAGGGATTCCTTCAGGGTGGTGCTGAACTCCCAACCGTTCTGCATGGCCATCTCGGTTTCGAGCTTGTCGACGATGTTCTGTGCGGTGAGGTTGTCGGCGGTGGTTTTCATCGCGGTGTCCTTTCTGGGGTTGCAGCCCCTCTTTCGTTGTTGCCCTAATCCTATTCCATAGTTTGTAATAATGTCAAACGTACAGGTCAAACACGCTTTACAACATCCTTCACCGCGTCCAACACCGCACCCGACACCACAGGCCGCGATTCCAGCACCGGCCTTGCGTGCCCACGCACCTCACCAAACCGGCCCTCCGACAGCTCCCGGTCACGCTGCACCCGCCGCGCCTCACGGTGCGCAGCCAGCAGCTCACGCTTCACCGGCTCGGATTCCCACCGCGCCAGCACAGCCCGCGCAGCCTGCTTCAGCTCCCGCGGGGTACACATCCGCTCCCCCGCAATCTCCACGGCCCACACACGCACCGCCTCCGGCCACACGCCCTTCGGCACGCTGATAGACCCGAGCACGTCGGCCCACACGGCCACCACCTGCTCCGTGGGGCGCGGGAACCGGTCAGGTGCCAGCGCCTTGCCGTAGGTAATCACGTTGCCGGCAAGCTCAATCTTCTCCTCGGGCGTCACCGCTCAAGCTCCTTCCACTCGTTGCCCTGGCGCTGCTGCTGCATGCGCTGAATCATCTGCTGCGCCACATCATTCGCCGTTGGCTGATAATCGCCGCGCTGCCCCACGTCCGCGCCGAGCGTTTCCTCGTCCTCCCAGCGCCCCTGGTTCAACCAGGTGGCCGGGTACGGCAGCTTGTCCTTGCTGCGCCCCTCGACGCGCCAGGAACGCACCGAACGCTCGACACCGGCCAGCAGCTCCTCCCGGGTCGCCCCGTCTTTGCGGGCCCGCTTGTACGCCCTCTCCGCGTCCTTCTTCCCCACCTTCCGCGGATAGGTCGCGTACCAGTCCGCGAAGTCCTCCGCGAGGCTCGGCACCGGGACGGCCAGCTCCCCCTGCCCCCCTTGGGGGGCTTGGGGGGAAGTTGGTGTTCTACCTAGTGTTTTATCTTGGTCTTCTATGTAGGTATTTTTTACCTCCGGCCCGTGGGTAATTTTTACCTCCGGCCCGTGGGTAATTTTTACCTCCGGCTCCCCCTCACCGTCGGTATTTTTTACCTCCGGTTGCCACGTCACCAAACGCTGCTCACGCAGCCGGTAGTCATTCCGCCCAAACTTGCCAGGCTCCCCAGGAACCGGGACACGCTCAACCAACCCCAGCTCCTCCAAGTCATTGATCGCTTGCGTGACCGTCTTCGGGGTCACACCGAGCTGCTCGGCCATGAGCTTCACCGTCACTGGGAAGTCAGGCCGGTGCGTGAGCAGGTTCCCCAGCACCGCGACCACACGCAGCGGGAACCCGGAACGAAACAGGGCGTTGGGAATCGTCGCCCAGTTCTCGTCAATGGAGCCGTCACGATAAATCGCCACCTACGCAGCACCTCCCACCGGCTGGTTGTGCTCGTCCAGGTAGCCGGCTGCGCGTAGCTCCTCCAACGCGGTATCCACCGTGCGCCACGTCAACCCGGTCAGACCCGATACCTGATTCACCGTCAACCCTTGGGGCCACCGATTCGCGGCCAGCACCGCGTACACCTTCAACGCCCGTGGGGGCATGGCCGACAAGTCAGCGGGTATACCTACCTGCCTCATTACTGCACCCCCTCGGCTTTCTCGTAGCCACCGCCCGGGGTGAGGTACACCCAGCCCCGGCCCGGTACTTTCATCGGCTTATACGCCGGGTCGCCGGTGTAGTGGCGCGACACCACGGCCCCCACGTCGCGCCCCGCCTGCGGGGAGCGGTGCGTCAGGTAGTCGTGGCAGGCGTGGCACGCCGCGCAACCATTCCCGATGGTGTGCGGGTTGCGCGACGCCCCCCGCGACTGGCGGTGGTGAAACTCCTCCGCCCGCCCGGTGCAGACACCGGGGAATCCGACCTCACACCGGCCCCCGTTGCGCATCATCACCGCCGCGTACACTTCCTCCGGCACCCGCCCGTTCTTCGCGGGTTTGCGCTTCATGTAGGAACGCTTCATCGTCCGTGCTTTTCCTTTCTCCGTGCTTCAAAATTGGGGTTGCAGCCCCGTCTAGGTGTTTGGCCTGGCGCGCCGTTCCCACTCCTGCAGGTGCCTTAGGAGCACCTGCACTGTCCCCGCGCTCAACGCCTCCGTAATGGCCTCGGACAGCTCCCGCGACGGCAAGTGGGTAATGCACCAATCGATAACCCGCACCGCCTGGCGGTCACGCCAGCTAAGGGCGCGCAGGCTAGGCTTCGACAAGCTCACCCTCAACCACCTCCCCGTCGAGTTGGTCTTGCACGTTGCGCTGCGCCCGGTGGCTAATCTCCGCTTGCACAATCTCCACCCGCTGCGTGTCCTTCATGCGCTGGTAGTACACCAGCCCCTTCTTCAGCGCCTCGTCGGACTGCTCGGTAGCCTTGCGAGCGAACTCCGCCAGCTGCTCTGCCGTCGCCTCCTGCTGCGGCTTCTGCTTCGGCTGTGGATTATCGGCTAGTGAATCGTCCTGCACCGCCTCGCGGAACGTCGCCGGCGCGGTATTCGCCCCCACCCCCATCGTCTCCAAAAGCTTCACCACGGAGAAGTCGTTGAACGTCCGCTCCTGCCCGGGCTGCAGCTGCAACGCCGGAACCGTGGTAGCGATCTTCGTCATTGTCCAGGTGCGGGGTTGACGGGCCTGCACAATCACCTGCACCCGGTACGGCAAGCGCTTCTGCGCCTGAATCTTCCAGTCCTTCTCCTTCGTCGGCCTGCCCTCATCGTCCATAAGCGTGACCTTCTCCAGGCGGGCGGTGCCGATCACCACACCCGGGAATCGACGCAGCTGGCCCATCACCCCCTCCCAGGTGTCGCCAGCCCGGTTCCACAGATCCATGTCAATACGAATGCCACCCTCGGGAATCTTGCGCCCCTTGCGGGTGGCGCGCCGGTTTGCCTCGGCCTGCGCATTCTCCGTGATCAGCTCCCACAATTCGGTGAGCGAATCGAAGATGAGCATGTTGTTCTTGCCTTCAGCAGCGGGGTGCGCCGACGCCCACGCAATCGCCTCACGAATCATCCCCACGGTGCCGTCATGCTCGATGATTTCAAAGTCAGCACCCGGAACCTGCCCGTATTCATCGGCCATGCCCTCGCCAAGCTCGATGAAGAATGCCCTGTCGACCGATTCCATGCCGGTTGCTTCGACAGCGGCCCAAGTTTTACCTCCACCCTCGACGCCGGCGAGGAGGATAAACGGCCATGAGGTCTGCCCGGTGGGTTTCCTAGTGGTGATGGTCATTGTTACTTGCCCTCCTCAATCTCGCGGAACGCTGACTGCGCCAGCGCGTCCTTAATCGGTTCCATCTCGCGCTCGAACGCGGCCTTCGCCTGCGCGCTGCGCCCCTTCGCCACTGTGAATCGCGGGCTCGAGGCGTCCTGAATCTCCCAGCCCAACGGCAGCTCCTTGCCCCCGCTGAACTCCCAGCCCTTCAGAACCTCCTGGCAGACTTCCTTCTCCACCTCTGCGGTCACGGACGGCACCAGCAGGTCTTCGCGGCCTGCGGCCTCGACCAGCTTCACGATTTCCGCGGCTTCCGGTGTGCCGTTGGCCGGCAGCATGTCCTCGACCTCGTGGCCGTGCTCGACGGCGTAGCCCAGCAGCACGGAATCATCGTCCGGCACCGCCTTCTTGTTCGGGGTGGACATGGACACGGTGCCAATCTTCACGCCGTTGTCGTTCTTGATTTCGGCCTTGTCGCCGGGTTCGTACTGCGCGGCGAGCTCGGCGGTTTCGTCTTTGTGGACGGCGTACAGCATGTCGAGCACGAACTTCTGCTTGATGAGGCGTGCTGCGCGCTCGTTTTTGGTTAGTTGCCCCTGTGTGGCGGGGTGGTTAGGATTAGAGGTGCTCATGGTCTGAATTCCTTTCTCCGTGAGCGTCTTTGCCCGGTTGGTGTTGCAGCGCCAGCCGGGCCTTCGTTTTGCCGGGTTGCAGCCCGGTGTACGCACTCTGCGGTGTGTACTGGTATGCACTCTAGTACACAGTTTGTAAAAAAGTCAAACCTAGTGCGATACGCTAAAACCCATGACACCCAACCCGCCCCCACAATGGCTCCCCGGGCGCATACTCCAAACCGCCCGAGAACAGGCGGGACTGTCTAAACGCCAAGCTGCCCTCAACGCCGGAATAACCCCCACGTTCTACAGGCGCATAGAAGACGGCGGGCACCTTATCAACGGCGAGTTCACACCCGTCAACCCCTCTGTGGAGAAGCTCACCGCCGCCGCTAAAGCAGTCAGCGCAGACCCCCACGCGGTTCTCTCCGCAGCCGGCTACAACCCCGCCGACGTGCAAAGAAAGACCCTCCACAGCAAGGTGGAGGGTCTACCTGACCGGCTACTACCAGCCGCGCTGAACCTTATCGAGCAGCTGGAACGCTAGGCCCAGCGTTTCGGGTCGCTGAACATCCTGTCGAGGTCTGCCGGGTCGATACGCACCATCCTTCCTGAGCGTCGGGCCGGTAGGTCGCCTGACCGGATACGCCGGTCAATCGTGCGGACATTGCAGCCGACAATGTCCGCGGCCTGCTGTCGAGTGAGCAAGGTTGCAGCCATGCTTCACGGTTCCTTTCTCCGTCTCCTAGTGTCTACTAGTGGACACT